ACGAGGCCGGGATCCTCGATTGCGAACTCGAGCGTCCGGTTACGTGGATCGTACTTGAGCACGTCGAGGCTTTCGCTCGTGAGCGGCGTCGCGGCACGCGGGCCAACGCACGTGCGGCCCTCGTAATCGACCCACCACGGCACGCCGTCGCCGGCGACGTGTTCGAGCACGCGCGAGGCGGGCCCGGCGGCGCGCACGTAGTCGACGCCAATGCGCTCGACCGCGGGCGTGAAATCCCCGATCGTCTCGCCGATCTCGCGCGCTACATCCTCGGCGACGAGCCGCGCCTTGATCCGGGCGTCGTTGTGATACGACTTGCGCGACACGTGCCGATACCAACCGCCGCCGCCGGCGACGACACGCACCTTGCGTTGCTCGAGATGCACGCCCGACTGATCGGCGATCACCGTGCCGCGCAGCACGAGCCCCGCGGCGTGGATCTCGACCGCGCCGGCGACGTCGGGTGCGGTTTCGAAGTCGAGATCAGCGATCCACGGCCCGACGTTGGCGACTTCCAACCGAAGCGCGGTGAGGCGTTGCCCGTTGCATGTGATAAAGCCCTCGGTCATGGCTCGGCTAGCAACTCCGCTTTGTCGTGTGCCTCTTGACGCGCCGCCTCGATCTCGAGCTCGACGGGATCGAGCGGTTCGGCTTGGCTTCCCTCGGGCCGCGCGTAGCTGTACTTGAGTCGGCGGTACTCGATCACTTTCAGCTCGGCCTCCCACACGCCGTCTTCGACTTGCTGCGGTGCGACGACGTTTTCAACGACGATCGCCGTGATGCCGAGCGGCTCGAGTAGCGGGTGCCGAATGTCGAGCGCGCGCGGCCGTTTCCCGTATGGCGGCCGCGCTACTGTGGTGTGAAACGCCGTCCAATCGGCGTAGTCGATCTCGCCGTACAACCGAAACTTGATCGCAAAATGCGACGGGCGGATCCCGCGAAACACGAGCACCGCGCCCGACCAGCCCGGGCCCTCCCGTTCCTCCCACTTACGCGGCGAGTCGGGCGCGACGAGCTCGGCGATCCCGGGCGTCATGTGCCCGCCAATGAAAAAGCGATCGACGGGCTCGGCGTATGGATTCCACTCGGTCACGCGGGCTCACCCTCGGGCGGTGCGCCGAGTTGCAGCGCGACCGATTGCAAGATCGCCTCGAGCTGGCGTCGGATATCGCCCTCGAGCTCGGACGCCGTTTCGCCCGTCGTGTGAATGTGCACGTCGCCGACGTTCACGGTCACGGGCGCTCGGCCGGCGGCGGCGGGTACGCGCGGTGCAGGCATGGTCGACGCCGGCGCGGCCGACGCGAGCTGCGGGGTAGCGACCATAGCGTCGACCGATTCGCGCGCCTCGGGCGAGCCTTGCCGCACGCCGACGGCGACGCCGCGCGGGATCTCGAGGCCGAGTTCGGCAAACACCTTGCTCGGCGAAGCGATCCCGAGCGCGGTTTTCCAACCGGCGATCGCGCCGTCGGCGAGCTCGGTCAACGTGTCGCCGATCACCGTGTAGCCCGCTTTGAGCGGCTTGGTGATCCCGTCGAGGATCGCGCTCCCGAGCTGGCCCCAATCGAACGCTTCGAACCACGTGACGAATTCGCCGAGGTACCACCCGAGCTTGAAAAGCCCGTAGCCGAGCAATAGCAGCGGGCCAAACGCGACTGTGAACGCGCCCGCGATCGCGAGGCCGAGCAACCCGAAAGCCGCCGCGAGCCCGTACACCGCGACCTTGCCGATCAGTAGCGCGGCGTTGGCTTTGTCGAGGCCCTTGAAAAGCTCGACGTCGCCGAACACGCGTTTGAACCACAGTCGGAGATCGAGGATCGCGATCTCCATTCGGAGTGCGCCGAGGATCATGCCTTGGAAAAAGCGTTTGACGATCGGTGCGGCCTCGGTCGACGCGTCGATCAGCGGTTGCAACACGTGTTCCAGGATCTGCTTAAGCGCGCGGCCGCTCGCCGTGTTCTGCGACAAAAGCGCGTTGACCTTTTGCCACGCGCGCAAGTGTTCCTCGAGCTCGAGCCCGGAAAACAGCGCGGCGTACGCCTCTTGCAGTTTCTTGGCTTGCACCTCCGACGACATGAGTTGTCGATCGGCGATGCCACCGAGCCGCGCTTTGACGTCGTCGGAAAGCTTGCGCACGTTGCCGCCGGCGAGGCCGATCGTCGCCGCCCAACCCGCGAAGTGTTGCGCCGCGGCGTCACCTTGCGCCGAGGCTTTGATCGCGACACCCTCGAGCGCGGCGCGTAGGTTGTCGCCGCGCAAGCCAAGCCGATACAGTTGATCGTTGTACTTGGCGATCTCGTCGCGCCCGAGCGCGCTCGAGGCGGCAACCTGATCGATACCCGTTTGCATTTCCTTGGCATTGCCAGGGATGCGTTGAAACCAAAACCGTAGCTTCGTGAGCCCCTCGAGTCGGAGCAACTCCGAGCGACGCGCCTCGGCTTGCGCCTTGCCGTAGTCGTACAGCTTGCGCGTCGCGAGCGCGGTCGCCGCAACGAGCGCGACGAGCGCGGCCGCGATCGCAGCTATCCCGAGCGCGATGGCACCGCCGCCGGCGACGAGCGCGCGCAGATTGCCGAGGCGCGACACGACGCCGCCGATCGGCCCGGGCATGCCTTGCATGTTCTTGGTGATCGCGGCGAGGCGCGACTCGAGCGCTCGGCCCGAGCCCGAGCTGATCCGATTGAGATTGCCGCCGAGCGACAGATAGCTCGATTGCGCCTTAGCGATCGAGTCGCGCTTGAGATCGATCTGTTCTTTGAGCTTGCGAAACTGTGCGACGTTGACGACCGAGCCGCCTTGCAAATTGCGCATGGCGCGTTGCATCGCTGCAAGCGCCCGCGTGTCGTCGTCGATCTGTTCACGCAATCGCTCGAGGGCACCCGCCGACGACTTGGCGGCTTGCTCGAGGCCCTCGGAATCGAGGTCAAGGGCAAACTCGGCTTTCTGTTTCGCGTTGTCGGCCACGGTTCGGACCTATCGTGTGACAGTGAGAGCCTTGACTAGTGACACTATGTCGCGCCGGAGTGCTTTGATCTCTGCAATCGCCTCGTACTGTATGACCGCACCCGCGTACGCGCGGGCAAGTTCGGCCTCGTTGGTTTCGTCGTCGATCCGAATCCCGCGCGCCGCGAGCAAGCACTCGGCGGCGACGCCCGCGTTGTGCTTGGCTTGCGCCCGTAGCGCTTCTATTTTTCCGAGAGTTCCTCGGCCTTGAATCCGGCGAGCTTGGTAACCGCGCCGGCGAGACGTAGCCATAGGGCCGGGTACTCGTCGACGATCTTGTCGAATTCCGACGAGCTCGGATACACGCGACACGGGCGCACGAGCCGCTCGGCCTCGTCGACCGTCGCCTTGGGTAGATCCATGAAACGCCGGAATGCGGCGTTGCCCGCACGTTTCACGATGATCAACCCCATGGGTGTTTCGAGCGCGCGGATCTTGCGGCCCTCGGGCCCGTACTCGGCCTCGGCCTTGGCGAGTGCCTCGGCGTCGGTGAGTGCGCGTTCCTCGCGCTCGAGTGTCACCTCGAGCTCGCGCTCGGCCTCGGCGGCCGCCCGTGCCTCGTCGACCGCCGCGCGCCGCGCGCGTACCTCGCGCAACCTGCGCGCGGTTTCGGATTCCTCTTTCGGTAGTATGTCGGTGCCGTTGGTAGTCATGTCACAAACCGCCGATTCGGTTGTCGAACAACACGAGATCGTTGCGACGCATACGCATCGGTTGGATCTCGATCTCGTCTTTGAGTGGATCGGGCGATTCGTCGTGCGACGTGTTGAGCCCGACGACGACGCACCGCTCGTGCACGACGGTGATCGAGCCCTCCGAATCCTCGACGAATTGCGTTGTGATCTGAAACTCGACGTCGCCGAAACTCCGCTGATCGGGCGCTTGGCGCGCGAGCCCCGCAAGGAATTCCTGCACGGATTTTTTCCAACCCGTGAGCTTGACGTTGTCGGGCGTGTACTTGCCCGGCGAGCGGCCACGCGGCGCGTGGTGACGGCCCATGCCGTACGCAAGCACGCGCTCGCGCTTGTCGCCGTACGTGATCCCTGTGAAGCCCGACCAAACTTCGTCGTATGCCTTGCAGATGATCGAGGCCCAGCCGTACTGATTTCCGTTGATTGTGTATTGGTCGGCCATGTGTCAGGTCCTTACTGTTAGGTCCGTTTGGCCCCGTCACACCGCGATGATTTGCAGCGCGGGATTCACGTAGCCGACGTCGAGGTTGATAAACTCGGGGTACGCGAGCGGCACGATCCGCGCTTGCCCCTTCAAAGTCTTGTTCGAAAGCACGTTGTCGTTGCGGTTGAGCGCAAACGCGACGGCCGAGGCTTTCGGCTTGGTGAGTAGCTCACCGCGCAAGATCGCGAGTGCACCGACTTCGATATCGACGGCCTCAGATTCGAGAATGAAGCCCGTGGTTTTCGACACGAGGATCGGCTTATTGGTGCGTCGAATGAAGTAGATCCGCAACGCCGCGTGCGCGAGGTTGATCACGCGGCGGTGTGGGATCAGTTGGAAGTCTGACCCGTCGGGTGAAAACAACCGCGGGCGGTTGACGTACACACCCTGATAGCCGTCCCACGTACGCAAGGTGAGAAAGCGCGCGTCATCGAGGCCCGGGTTGATCGATTCATCGTGCTCGTCGGGGTTGCCATTCACGTCGCGGATCGACACGGCGAGCGCGCCGAGGTTGACGTCGGCAATGTTGATCTCTTCGGACACCGACGCCGAGCGAGCGGCGACCGCGTGCGATATCGGCCGGCGGTACTTGCGGCTGTTCACGCCCGACGACATTTTGCACGCGCCCGCGCACAACGCGCCGAGCTTGGTCGACTTGCTTGCAAACGCCGTCCCGAGCGACGACAGATAGGTCGCTTCGGATTCGGCGGCGTTGGGCATGCGCGCGTTGCCGATCCAATCGTGGTACTTGCCCGCGGCGTGCATGCCCGCGAGCTTGGTTTCGATGGTATCGAACGCGCTCGCGTCGATCGGGCCGACGATATGCACCGAGCCCCAAGTCGCGACCGAGGCGCCGAGCGCGTCGAGGGCCGCGCCGAGCTCGGACGTGTTCCAGTTGGGTGCGGTCGAGCGCGCCGCGTGCGTGTCGCCGGCAACGAGCGTGCCCGCCGCAAGGTCGAAACTCACGCCACCCGCGCCCGTGATCGCAATCGACGTCCCCGTGCCGAGGGCCTTGACGGGGCCATAGTTGCGCCCGTCGTCGAGGCTTTCCTGATAGGTGATGCCCGCGGTGCCACGCGTGCCGCCGGTCACGATCTTGACCTTGATATCGTAGTCGTCGTTGGGCGTCGGCGAGGCCGTGACCGTAACGACGCTCGTGCCCGAGGCCGCGCCGCCGGCGGCGTTGAGCGACGTGACCGACCCAACGGTGCCCGCGACCGAGGCGGCCGTGCCAACGACGATCACGGGCTTGCCATAGCGATCGATGTAGTGGCACGCGGCCTCGACGACCGGCCCTTGCCCGCGCGCGGCGACGACGTCGACGACGCGTGCGAACGTCGCCGGCGTGTTGACGGCCCCGATCGTCGAGGGGCCGACGAGGGCAAAGAGTTTGCCCGCGCTCGGCGGTAGCACGCCTAACGCGCCATCTTGCTCGGAGATGTTTACGGCCGGTTGTGTCATGTGGATCCACCCTGCACGTTGAGAGTTTCAGTAACGTCGAGCTCTGACAGTTCGGTTTCGATCGTCGTGTCGGCCGGCACGCCCTCGAGCACCTCGTCGAGCACGGCCGATTGCACCGAGCACACGACGACGAGTGCGGCGCCGTAACGCCGCTCGTTTTGGCGATCGATATCCCAAGACTCCGACTCGATCGTGAACGTGCCGTGCGCGGCGTGGTAGACCGCGCGTTCCCATGCATCGCGCAACGCTCGCGCGGCGATGTATTGCGCGAGCTCGCTTTCGGCTTTCGCCGGATCCGGATCGGCCGCGCTGATCACACAGTGGAACAACTCGTTGATCGTCGCGAGCGGCCGCGGGTTGCGACCGACGTTGCGCGCGGGCCCGTGCTTGCCGAGGCTGCCGCCCGGATCACCCGGCACCCAAGCGATCCGGCGGCCGACGTGTTGACGTGCGGGCTCACGCCAACCGAACACGTTCTTGACGTCGGGAGTTTCGAGCGCAAAGCGCGCCGCGACGTCGGTGTACAGCTTCACGAGCGCGAGGATCTCAGCCATGGTCGGCCCCGCTCGCGAGCTCGGCGAAGTGTCGGCCAAGCACCTCCCGCACGGCGTCGGCCATGCGCGGCGGTAGCCGACCGGTCGGGATCACTTGCCGCTCGATTCCACCTCGAGCGCGCCCGAGGTGGTGTCGCGCCTCGACGCCCGTAAGCCGCACGTAGATCGTGCGGCCGACGGCGGCGACGCCGATCGCTTTCGCGGCGCCCGTAAGGGGCTTACCGCCCTCGAGCGTGAGTTGCCACGGCGTGCCGTTTGGAGATTGCCCCGCGGTGGTCGTACGCATGAGCTCGCGTTCGATCACGTCGGCCACGTCGGGCGCGGCTCGCTCGGCGAGCTCGGGCAACTGCCGCACGGTCGCAATCATGCGGTCGAGGTCGGCCAAGCTCATGAGCTACCTCGGCGAGCCTGATCCTCGGCGCGGCCCGTGTAGCCTTGCGCGTCGGTGTACACATACGGCGATTGCTCGGAGTAACTAAGCGGCGTTGCGTGTGCGATCCCCGTCGCGGTGACGTCGTCACGCAAGGGCAAGTCGTACAAACCCTTTTCCGAGTCGGCGGCTTGCTGGATCGCCGCGGCCGTGAACTCGGCCCGGCGTTCCATGTATGCGAATTGCTCGTCGGTGGGATTGACGCCGCGCTTCACGAGCACGTCGGGCGTCACGAGTAGCGCGAGCCACTGCTCGATCACGCCCGGAATCGGCGGCTGAAACGGCGCCTTGTACCGCTTGCGAAGCTGCGAATCGATCCAATCGGATTTCGTCTCGAGCTGCGCGTCGACGAAACCGGGTGCTTGCAACTCGACCTGATCGACGTACTCGGGCGGGATCAGCGCGAGCACCTTGTATCGATCTTTGGTCAAGTAGGCCATGGAGCACCAACACGCGAGTGACGCAACACAAGCGCCGCGCCCGCTCGGCGCGTCCGATACACCGCTACGGGCGCGACGCCTGGATCTGTTAGGCCGTTAGGCGGCCTTGCACTTGAACAACAGATACGGATGGCCAGCCGACACCGAGTTGCGGCCGATGCAATGCCACTCGAGTTCTTGAGCGCGATCGAGCTGAGCCTGATCGACGTTCGAGTAATAGTTGATCTTGAAAGGCTCGCGTTGCGTGTAGATCACGGCGCCGAGCTGCGAGGTCTGCACGTTTTCGCACGCAACGTAATACGTCGTGTCGCTTTCGAAACCAGCGAGTTCGTCGACCATGACCGGCGTCGCGTACCCGAGGGCTTTGATGATCGCCTCGACGTCGGCCGTCGCAACGCCGCCCGTTGCGGGCAAACCGAGGATCTTGGCGCCCGTGAGCAACGCCAACCGCGGAAACAACCGAGGCGGGGAAAGGATCGCGGCGGGTCGCAGGAACCGCGGATCCTCGCCGTTGGGCATCTTGATTGTAGCGATGTAGCCCATGATCTTTGCCAAGTTGGCAAGTGCGACGTCGGGCGTCACCGACTCGTCGACGGGCACCGCGCCGGGATACGAGCCGCTCGCGGCGCCCGTGAAAATGTTGTGGAACACGCCGAGGCCCGTGTTGAACGGGTTGACCGGGTGGTTCGCCGCGAAGTACGCGAGCTTGTCGTAGCCCGTGTATTTCGTCGCGTCGTGCCCGTTCTTGAGAAAGTCAGACACGCGCTTTTGAGGCCAATAGGCCATGTACGCGCCGATCTGACTCGACCACTCCGAGCCGAGGTTGAGCCCGTCGCCGTCGGTATCCTCGAGCTGCGATCGCATGAGCTTGAGGCCATCGCCGGCGAATCGCGTCTCGACCTCGGTGTACGTCGAAACGAGATCCTCGAACTGGATATTGCCGCCCTTGCCCTGATCGCGAATCGTCGCGGTCGAAAGCAGCCAGGTCAAAATGTCGCGCCGTGCGCCCGTCTGCCGCACCTTGGCGATGCGTTGCCACCATAGGTTTTGGTTGAGGCGCGCGTACTCTTGTTCGGTGAGCCGCTGCATACGCGACTCGAAATCCATCATATAGCTAGGTGTGAGAGCTGGCATGATTGTTAGTCCTTATTGACCGTCGGTTGTTAGCTCTCAGCTCACGGGCTCACGTGAGCGTTGGCGAACCACTTGCCGCCCTTGTTGACGGCGATCACGAGGTGGCGCTTGCTCGCCGTGAGCGCGGCCGTGAGATTGGTTGGGCCCGTCGCGTCGCGGTACGTGACCGTATGCGCGTTCTTGGTGCCGTCGGCGGTGAAGTACAGGATCGTTCCGTCGACCGCGGTTGCGGGCAACGTGATCGTCGAGGCGGCCGCCGTCGTCGGCACGTCGTACACCGCGTTGGCGTTCGGGTTACTGGCGAGCGCGATATCGTTCGAGCTGAACGCCGCGAGCGCGGTCGATAGAAGCTCGAGGCCGTCGAGGCTCGAGATCACCGACGCTTGCGGGCCGAGCTTCTGAACGGCAACGCCCTTGACCGCGTCGACCGCCCACACGCGGCCCGCAACCGAGCGGCTCGTGCCATCGGCCGATACCGTTTGATCGTCGAGGATGTAGCACGTGCTCAACAGGTTGGTTGAGAGCACGGGCGACACGGTGTCGTTAGCCCACCAAACGACCTCGATTTCGGTGCCGAGATCAACGTTGACCTCTTTGTCGGCGAGTGAAGCGTCGACGGTTTCGTCGAACTTGCCGATCCACACGAGATCGCTTTCGACGTGCCCGGGCTCGACCTTGCTCGTGCTGAGATCCATGCACGCGAGGCCGCCCTTGTACGCTTTGTTGCCCGACGCGAGCGTGAACAGGTGATGCGTCCAACGCTCGATCAGGGACATGCGCTCTTGAATGAGTGCTGTCACTTCGCAGCCTCCTTACCGCCGCTCGGAGCGGCTGCTACAGCTGGTTTTGCCGGCACGACGCCGAAACACAACGCGTTGCGCTCGCGGTACGTGCCGAGCGTCGTTTGCACGATCCCCATGCGCATATCCATGTCGGCGCCGTCGGCGGTCGTGCTCGGAGTGCTGCCGCTCGCGGCGGCGGAGCCTTGCCCATCACCGCGCGTCGCCGCGGGCGTGGCAGCGGCGGCCGCGGCGGCCGTGCTCACGGGGCCGCGCTTCAATGTCTTGACCATGCGGCGCACGGTGTCGATCGGCGTCGTGTCGCGCATGAGCTCGGCGCGCAGCTCCTTTGAAAAATCGGGCCGCTTGCTGAGCAGCCGCTTGCGCTCGGCCTTGGCATCGCGCGAGGCGAGCGTCGCCTCGAGCTCGTGCGCTTTGGCGAGTGCCTCGAGCGCAACCGAGTGTGCGTCGCCCGTGTTCGAGCTCGCCGCGCGCGCACTCGCGCCTTGCTCGCTCGGTTTCTTTTTCTTGTCGTCGTCGCTCGGTTCCTCGGCCGCCGTTGCCTCGGTGTCGTCGTCGTCGCCCTGGGCTGCGGCGTTCTCGCTCGACTCGCTCGACTCCGACTCGTCGTCTTTGTCCTTGTCGTCGTCGCCGCCGCCGTCACCGCTTTCCTTCATTGCGGCGAGCGCGCGTTGTGCCGCGGCCGCGTTTGCGTCGTCGCCCTTGGCGGCTTCCTCTAGCGCCGAGCGGGCTTTTTCGTAGGCACTCATAGCCTCAACCTTTCCGCCCGCGATCCGGGCCAAGAACGACTCGAACGAACCCACGTCGTCGACGAGCCGCGCCGCGCGGGCCGCCTCGGCGTGGAACACTCCGGCTTGCATCGCGGCGACTTCGGCCGCGTCGATCCCGCGCGTGTCTTCGACGAGCGCGTAGAACACGCGCGCGGTCGCGTTCACGATCTCTTGTTTGGCGGCGAGCTCGTCGTCGCTGATCGGTTTGTCTGGGTTGCCGTCGCCCTTGCGAGCGCCGGAAGTGATCAGCTCGATCCGCACGCCCGCTTGCGCGTTCTGCGCGCTGTAGTCGGGCCGCCGCTCGAGCACGCCGATCGACCCAACGAGGCCAATGTCGGGCATCATGAGAAACGACGCCGCGGTCGCGATCGCATAGCCCGCGCTCGTTGCGTGATCACAGTACGCGTACAGCGGTTTGCCCGCGGCCTCACACATCGCGCGAATCGCGCGCACGGTATCGAAGCAACCTTTGCAAGCGCCGCCGGGCGAGTCGACGCGCAACACGATGTGCTTCGCTTCCGACTGACATGCCTCGGTGACGCGATTGCGAATCGCCTCGTACGAGTCGCACCATCCGTCGTCGCGTGTCTCGAGCGGGCCCTCGATCTCGACGACGCATGTGTCACCGACGAGCTCGTTGCCGCGCGTCGCCGGCACAATGAACAAATCGAAAAACGCTTTCGGATCGACCGCGAGCAACCCCGTGCGGTCGTAGCGTTGCGGCTGCGTGCCCGAGCGGCTGCGTTTCATGCTGCCGCCTCGTCGTCGTCGAGCTCGTTGTCGTCGTCGTCGGTGTCGTCGGGATCGGGTACGAGCCGCAAGCCGGGTCGATCGCGATCGACCTCGGTCGCGCCGCCGTCACCTTGCGTGTCGCCCTTGATCGGGATCGCGAAGCGCACGCACATCGCGGGCACGTCGAGCTCGAGATTGACGGCGGCGAGGGCCTCGGCGAGTTGCTTGATCGCCGTGCCGGTCGTCACCATCGATTGCGCCTCGGAGTTGCGATCCTTGGGCGGCGTCACGTCCCAATCGACGACACACGGCCGACCGTTGATCGCGTCGACGCCCCAACGCACGGCGACGAACGGCGGGATGACTTGCGTGTTCATTGCGGCCGCGACGTCGTCGGCCGTAGCCTTGATCAAGTCAGCGCGGATCGTTTTGTGAATGTCCGAGTTTTGAAACCCCGCGCCGCCGTCGACGGTAACCGTTTGTCCTGCCACCGAGATAATCATCTCGGTGTTGCACTCGCTGATCGTCGTATCGAACGACTCCCAACCACGACCGTTAGACTCTAACAGTTTGACTTCGTAGCCAGGTGTGAGGGCAAACACCGTGTTGACGCCCCATGCCATCACACGCTTGAACCATTCGAGTTTTTGATCCTCGCTCGAGCCTTGCGGCGAGTACGCAACGCGTGCGGGGTTGGCGAGCTTGCCCTCGTAGTTGTCTTTGTGTAGCTGCGCGTGTTCCTTTCGGATGTACGCGCGGGCGACGCAACGCCATAGGCCGTGTTGCCACGGCGCAATACGACCGCCCGAGGTGATCAGCACCCATCGGCCATCGCCGGGTGTGATCGGCACGGGGCCCGCGATCGAGCGGAAGTACCAACGGTTTTCGTTCCATCGGTACAAGAGAAACTCGGGATCGAGCCGCACGAGCACCGGGTAGTCGCGCCCCTGCACAGGCACGAGTTCGCCGATCGCCACGCCAAGCAACACGCAATCGGCCGCGAGTAGCGCGAGCTCGGACGGCGGGCACATCTCGTCGAACACACTGCGTGTGTCGCCGTCGCGCGTATCCGCGTGGCCGAGCTCGAGGGCCGCGACGACCTCGGGATCGCCGCGAAAGCGTTTCGGCAACCGCACGAGACCGCTCGTGCGCGTCGACAATACGCCCGACAACCGGCCGTCGCGCCGAGCTGCGCGCATGAGCCGAGCTGCGCGCGCAAGGTCACCCGTATCGGCGTCGAATTCTGCGCGCTCGAGATCGGACAGGTACCAACGCGTTTGCGATTGTGGGAGCGGCTGTAGCTGGCCGCCCATGAGCCGGCGTATGTATTCGACCTCGGCCTCGTCGATACCCGAGCCTGGCAGGTCGTCGTCGGGTGGTGCGTACGCCGAGCGACCGAGCAACGCCGCGGTTGCGGCGGCTACGACGGAACGGCCGGCGTTGGCGAACAATCCCACGAGCGCGAGTGAAACGCGCCGCGCGGGCTAGCGGGTGCAACTAGCGGTGTAAGCCGGGTTGTTGAGGTAGTGACACAACCCATGATCCCGCGCGAATCCCATAGTTTGCCTCGAGCTTGGCGCGGCTCGTTGGGCCCGGCGCTTTGATGCCGCTCGACCACTTAGATACGCAGGACGGGTCGACGCCGCACCGCGCGGCAACCTCGCGCGCGGTCGTCACTTGCAGTAGCGCGATCAGCGATCGGCGGCCGCGGGTCATACCGGACACCACTCTTGCAAGTTGAGCTCAACGATACCCTCGGCACCACCCGGACCAATCGACGGGCACACCGCTTTGTTGCACTGCTCGCAATGCAGCGCGCGCAACATGTCTGCAAACCGAGGGTGTTTGAAACAACGCGCGTAGGCCGTATGCGACGCGTCGAACACGCACGGGCGCGGCTCGGGCGGCGGCACATCCGTTATCTGCAGCTCGACGGGCGGCGCCTCGAGCGGCGGCAACACGTCGGCTACACGGATCGTGATCAGCTTGTCTATCGCCATATGTCACCGCCCGCGTAGGGATCCATGGTGTTTTCCGCATAGGCGCCGTGATCGCCGGCGGCGGCCGAGCGCACCGCCGCGGGTACATCATCCTCGGCCGTGAGGCTCAAAGGTTCCCACACCGATAGCGCGAGCGAGTCGTAGCGATCCGGCGAGCGGCCGAGTAGCTTGCGCAAGATCTCTTTGGGCGTGAGCTTGAATCGGCCGCGTAGCTCTTGTTTCCACTGCAACGCGTGCAACTCTTTCACAAGCTTCGCATCTTCGGGAATCGACCCGCCGTCACGAAACCAGCGCTCGAGGTTGGCGGCGAGCTCGTCGCGCACGCGGCCGTAAAGGTGTGCTTGTCGACGCGCGCCGTCGGATGCGCGCACGGTCGCGAGTTCGAATGCCGCCGGGTGCTTGTCGAGGTAGTCGCGCAACACGCGTGTGAACTTCGCGCCGACCGAGCCCTCGCGGTCTATCACGACAACGGGTGTTTCACGCGGCAACGCATGCGTCGCAATGAATCCTAGTAGCTGCACGAGGGCTTGCTCGTTGTTGAGCTGTGCAAACGGGTAGAGCCCGAACACTTTGAGGCCGCGCCGCGGCGCGAAACACCACTCGTCGCCCGTGCCCGTCTCACCCGCGGGATCGATGCCAATGAACAACCGGCCCGCCGGCGTCGTGTCGTACCAACGGATCTCGGCGGTGCGGATCGTGTGCAGGTTGAAGATCCGCCCTTGCTCGTTGGTGGCGAATCGGCCTTTCACGCGCACGAGATAGAGCGGCGACGTCTCACCCCATTCGTCGCGTTTCTCGTCGATCCACTCGCGCGTAGCGAGGCCCGGAATCACGACGCGGCCCTCGACGACGTTGGGTGTTTCCTCGCTCGACACGTGGATCGTTTTGTACAGCCGCGACTTCGAATGGAACGCCTCGAAAAACTCACCTTCGTTGCGCGTCGGGTTTCCGAACAATGCGAGCTTCGCACCGCCGGCGCGGTTACCCTCGATGCCCTCGAAAATGGGATCGGGAATGCCGCTCGCCTCGTCACCGATGTACAGCACATTGCGGCCGCTGATTCCGGCGATGGCCTCGGGCTCGCGGGCGGTGAAACCAACGATCTCGCGAAAGTCGTCTGACTTGAGGCCCGTGCGCGCGAGCGTGCCGAGCTCGCCGTCGATCAGCGCCGAGTGCGGGCACGGTCGTTTGATCACGAGCCCGTCGGGATCGGCGACACGGCACACGACGCAACGGCCCGAGCGGGCGCGAATCATCATGAGCTCACGCCAAAGGATTTGATCCACTTGGCGCGACGTCGTCGACGTCATGACCGCGCGCGCGTCGTCGAAGCTGCAATACCACCAAAGCGCGAGGCCGGTTGCAGTGTGCGATTTCGAGACTTTGTGCCCGCTCGCGACGGCAACGCGATCGTGATCACGTACGGCCTCAATGATTTCGATCTGTTTGTGCCAAGGCTCGACGCCGAGGATCTCGCGGAAAAACTCGACGGGCCGCGCGCGGTAGCGCTCGCTCGGCCAACGCAACCGCGTAAGGTCGGTGACCTTGGCGCGCAGATACGCCGAGAGATCTCCGACGAGGCCAAGGCGTTGTGCCGGCGGCGGTGCGCGGCGTCGACGCGGCCCGTCGAGGGCCGGCGAGCTCATGACGCCGCGGGTGCCTCGGCGTGCCCGTCGTCGGCCGGCGGCGGCGCACTCTCACGCTTGCCAACGAGCCCCGCGACGTCGGCGTCGAGTAGGCGTTTCGTTTCTTGCGTGAGCTCGAGGAAACGCGACGCCTCGCGCCGTGCGACGGCCTCGAGCTCGAATGCCTCGGCAACGAGCTGATCGGCCTCGACGCGCTTGGCGGCGGCGGCGCGACGCGCCTCAATCAAACGGGCGCGACATTCCTCGCGCGTGCTGAATACCTCGACGTGCTTTGCCATCGGACGGCCTTTCCCTTGGGTTGGGTGCGCCGGGCCGTCCGGACGCGTCGATTGTAACTAGCGAGTGCTACTTATGACACCGCTCGGTTGCGCGGGCGAGATCCTTAGTCCCGGCAGCGTTGGCCTCGACCGCGCGCACGAGCCGCTCGACGAGGGCCCGGTCGATCGCGGGCTCGGCGGCCGAGCTCGCCGACGGCCCGAGCACGTACCCGAATGCTAGCGCGACGATCGCGACGACGACGTCGCGGGCGCTCACTGGCAAACCCCGTGCTCGATCGTGCCGCCGTTGTGCCACGCGGCGCACGTGCCGCCCTTGCTGCACTGCGGTGCGTCGCTCGCCGCGCAAAGCCACGTCGAGGCGCCCGCATTCCACATGAGTTGATACGGGTACAACTTTTGGTTGGCGCACGTGAGCACAACGCCCGAGGCGAGCTTGCACGAGGTCGGCGGCACGGGCGCGGGCGCGGGTGCACCGGCGGCGGGCTCGGGCTCGGGCATCGGTGCGGGCGCACCGGCGGCGGGCTCGGACATCGGTGCGGGTGCAGGCGCACCGGCGGCGGGCTCGGGTGCAGCTGCACCGGCGGGCTCGGGCATGGGCTCGGGTGCATGCGCGCCGGCGGCCGCGTCACGCTCGCGGTAGATCGGCTCGGGATCGCCGTCGGCGTACTTGACCTCGGCGTCGACGCCGGCGTCGGCCTCGGGCTCGTAGGCGGGCACTTCGTCGAGCTCGGCGCGCTCGGGCTCGGCCGGGCACGCGGCGATAAGAGTGGCGAAAGCAGCGATCAGAATCGAGCGGTACAGCATGGTTCAATTATAGCGTGGCCGTGATAAATCGCATGCCCTCACATGCCTAGCCGATCGAGCGCGTCGCACACCTCGACCGCGACTTGCGGGTGACGTGTGAGTACGCGTGCGAGCTCGGCCTTGATCCGGATCCATGTTGGGTGCTCGCGCACGATGCGATCCTCGAGCAAGTCGGCCTCGCGCTGTAGGCGGTGCTGTAGGGCGATAGTGCGCGTGTAGCTGTCGGTGATGCGCACACGGTCGCTCGGCAACAAGTCGGGCGCTTGCAGCTGATCGCGTATGCGCGCAATGAGTGCGGCCGTTTCCGACAACGAGCTCGGCGCGCTCGCGGCGTCGAACTGCGACGTCGTGGACGGCGGCGGCGCGTGCCCGTTGCCGCTCGTAGCGGCGTGCCCGTTGCTCGGCTTTGCCTCGGGCGCGGCCGAGCTCGCGGGTTGCATGCCCTCGGGCAAGCGGCCCCAAGCGTGCGCCGGGATCTCGTACGCGTTCCACAGTGAGGCGCGCGCCGCGGGGCTCGGCGTCTTACGGCCGAAACGCCAATCAATCACGCTTTGGTGCGACACGCCGCACGCGTTTTGGATTTCGCCTTGCGTCGCGTCGACCGCGAGCAGCAAGCGTTGCCCCTCCGACCGCACAACGATCCCGCGGCGTTCCAGCTCGACGCGCGCGTCGTCGCGCTTTCGCGGCGTCAATCCCTTGGACGGGTGCTTAGCGGGCTTTTTTCGTATGGCCATGCGTTGCTACAGGTTGTCAGGTAGCGTCAATTGTTGCATGTCGCCGGGATTTTTCCGCCACTAGCACCGAATCTCGCGCTCGAGGCCCCTCGGCCTTGGCGTCCCCATGACTGTTAAGGTGGGGGTAAGGGCACACACGACCCACACGTGTCGCACACGCGCTGAATAGGTGTGCCTGCATCGCAGAAGAGATGAAACTCTCGGCCGCCGCACGTCGAGCACACGCGTACGGCCTCGGGTACAGAAGCCTCCATATGCGGGCGCATGTGGAGGGCGAGCGCACTAACAGCCGTCGCTTGCACCTCGCGCTCGAGGTCGGCAATACGATTGCGGTAGCGGCGCACCATCGCTTCGAGTTCGGCCACGCGCGAGCGGTCGGCTTGCCACTCGAGTTGACGCACCATGGCCTCGAGCTCGCGCACGCGCGCGTTGCACACACGTCGCTCGCCGCGTAAGTGCCTGATCTCATCTTGGGGACTACGACGGCGACGCGTCACGTCCGATCTCCATGCGCCGTAGCGGCGCCGTGTAGTGGGCACGTAGGGTCGTTGTAATCCTTGCCCTCGGCACACGTGCAATCGCCGTGGACGGGACACCAACGCGCGGATACACCCGTGCACCGTGCGGGGCCGAGCTCGCGCTCGAGGTCGGCGATGCGATTGCGCAAGCGCTCGTTTTCGTCGCGCATTGCGTCAAGCTTGCGTTCAGCTGCGCCGGCCTCTCCGCCCCACATGCGGGCGGATTTCTCGTAGCCGTCGCGTTCGCGCTTGGCCGAGGAAAGCTCGCGCTCGAGGTCGGCGATCCGGTTGCGGTAGCCGTCGGCTTGCCACTCGAGATCGCGCACCATGGCCTCGAGCTCGTCGACGCGGCTCACGGCGAAACCTCACGGGGGGGAGGGGAGTCGCAACAACACTCGACGCGTCCACAAATCTCGCACACGAGATCCTCGCACTCCGGACAAAGCACATTGAACCGCTCGGGCTTTCCGCAGTGGTCACACGTCGTCGGCGTATGTTCGTCGTCGCTCATACGGCAACCTCCAGCTCGACGAGCTCGGCGCACGCACGGGGCCGAGCATCTATCCCCAAAGCGATCTCGGCCCAAGCGCGGTAGTGCAAGGGCGGCACGCCGGCGGCCTCGCGCGCCGTCACGTACCTGATCCAGTTGCCGAGCTCGTGACCGACAGCCTCGACGATCTCTTGCTCGGTGCGTGCCGCCTCAAGATCGCCCGGCGCAAAGCGCGACACCTCGTCGGCAATCAACAACGCATTGGCCAGCTCGGCGACGTCGGTAAAGCGCACGCCCGGAATCGGTGCGAAGTCTACGACCCAACGATTCAACGTGTGCCGCAACTGTCCGAGGTATTGCGTTTGCTCGTCGCTGAACGCCGCGCGCACGATCAGTACACCGACGACTAGCGCACGCGCGGGCCGCGAGTCACGCGATCCGGGCCACGTCACAACGACCTCGTCGGGCAGCTCGATCATGCTGTCGCCTCCCGCGCGAGTTCAGCCTCATACGCGTCGGTGTAGTCGTCGTTGACCTCGATCACGAGCTCGTAACAGAGCTCGGTTTCGTCGGCCGCCTCCCACCAAAGCGCCGCGAGCACGAGCTCGCCGGCGACAAGCTCGTCGAGCGCGCGGTGCAGCTCGACATGGCGTTGCACGTGACATTGCGGATCCTCGAACTTGGACATGGATCCCCTCGGACGTTGGGATTGCGAGGCGCGCCACTCACGGCCGCGCGAGCGACGCGCCTCGGTTTTTTGTCCTAGTGCCCTCGGCCCGGGCGAGTCGAGGCTTTCTCGCCCGTGGCACGCTCGGACGCCGCGCGTTGCGCAACCGAGCGTTCCTCGGCGGCGTCGCGTTCCTCGGCCTCGGCGCGCTCGGCGGCCGTGAGTGCGGGCTCGGCCGTGCGGGCCGCCGTCGCGCCGCGTAGCTCGGCCTCGTTGCGCGGCCCGACGACTTGCGGTTGACCGTGATCACCCGCAATCACTGGCGACGTTGGGCCGGGCACGCTCGGCCCGACGCCAATAGGTTGGCCCGGGATCGCACCCGGGATCGCATCGCCGTAAACCTGCATACGTTGCAGCGCGAGTGCGCCGGCCTCGATTGCATCCTGATACGCCTTGCCAAAGCTCACGCCGAGCGGGTTGCCCGCCGACAGTGCGGCGCCCATTTCGCGCAACCGCGACGCGTGTTCATTGCTATCTGCCATGTGTGTATCCCTCTTTCGACGCACCATGCGTCACTGCGAAACGTGCACACCGGGCCGTCCGGGATCAACCTTGCCGCTCATAGCTGCGCCGGCCCTTGACGCCCTCGCAACCGCGTTTCGGTTGGTGCGGCAGCACATCCCAACACCAAAAGCATTGGTGCGGCTTGAGGCCCCAATACTCGGGCACAAGCGGGTACCAGTGATCGCCGTCGTCGGGCCCGCGCTTGCGGCTGAATTGCACCGCGCGCCGGCCGACGTCGAACAACACACCGCCGATCACGCGGATCGCCGTGCGCTCGACCTCGTCGCGCGCGTCAGCCATTGGCAGCACCCGCGGCGTCGACGGCCTCGAGCTCGCGCACTTGCTCGTCGAGCACGCAAAGCACGAGGTGCGGCGGCACGCCCGACTTGCGCAGCTCGTACAAGCACCAACCCATGAGCGCAAGTAGGTCGGCGTTTGTTGAGCCGTCTGGGCCGTACGCCTCGATCACCTTGCGTTGAATCCCGCGCAACCGCACGTCGTGCTTGATCGTGTACTCGCGCAACTCGCAATACGCGCGATGGATCTCGGCGTCGGCCCTCGCTTGATCGTCGTCGGCCATCCTAGTTCGCCTCCCGCTCGGCTTGCGCCCGAGCTCGGCGCGCGAGAATCGTGTCACGCACGCGGTCGAGGTAGAACCGCGTCACGCCGGCGAGTGCGTAGTGATCCGAGGTCGATACGAGCATCGTGCGGCCCGCGCGTTTGACGATCAGGGCGGCAATGCACATGAGCACCGCGATCGACGATTGCGAGCTGTCGTACGTGGTTTCCCAAAGCGCGTTCGCAAGGCCCTTGGCGCGCTCGAAATCGCTTTCGTCGGGTACTGGGATTGATGCCATGGGTGCGCCGCAATCCGGGCAACGCTCGCCCGGTCGACCGCCGCGGTGTTTCTCGTCGTGACCTGCCATCGTGGATCCCCTTTCACGTACAGCACGCGCGTGTCGCGCGGGCGAGACAATCGCTGATATCACGCGCGCGTGTCAATCAATCCACACCCGAGTACAGGTTGCAGCTCGCGCGCACGTACGATCGTCTGGCCAATCGAGATGGCCGCGCAAGCGTCGGGCCCGGGATCGGGCCTCGAAAATCGCCGTGCGCCGAGGTCGCGGGCTATCACTTGCTCGGCGAGTGCGGCCTCGTACATACGTACCTGTGCGCGTGGTAAACCCGACCAGCCGAACGCACGGCGCCACTCGCCGGCGGTGCGCTCGACGAATTGCTCGAGACGAAACCCGGTCGCAAGCCAGCTCTCACGCCACGCAAGGGCCGTTGCGTGCAGCGATAGCGCGACTTGCACATAGCCGCCCCAAGGCACCTCGAGCACGACGCCAACGGGCACTTGTCGGAGGTACGCCGCTTGGATCGCGTCGGCGAACACACGCGAGCGCTCGGCGGGCACGCGCGCATTGACCTCGCCGTAGTCCCACAATCGCCCGAGCACGTACGTCGCGTAGCCCGTGCGCTTGGCCGAATCGAGCGCGACGAGCACCGCCGCGAGCGGCCGCGACGTCGGGTACTGTGGCGCGGGCCCGCGCTTGCGGTGAATGCCGATCGGCGGCCGCCGGCGGCGCGCTTTGCGTGGTGCGGCGGTCACCGTGCCTCCCAAGTGAGCGGGGCATGCCCGAGGTGCACGACGAGCTCGCCGTATCCAAAGCCGCCGCGCTCGGCGATGCGTTCGGCCGATTGAGACGTGCCGTATCGCCGCGCGTAGTCGCGCCAAGCGCACTCGTGCTCGTGCCATTCGACGGTGCCCGCTCGTTTGCCCGGGCTCGTGTTGTCGGCCTGCACGGGCACACGCCGCCGCGGATCGTGGCCGCTCACCCTTGCGCCCCTTTGATTGCGTCGCGTACCGCGGTGATCCGGCCCTCGAGCACGTGCACGCGTTGTGCGAGTAGCGCCCGATCCTCGCGTGCTGAATCGCGCTCGGCGCGCGCGGTGTCGCGCTCGACGACGAGCTCGGCAATGCGCGCGCCGGCGGCGACCACATCGCGTTGCGCCGCGTCAATCGCGGCGCGCACCTCGTCGCGTTCCGACATGACCGCGGCGATCTTGAGTAGCTCGCCAGTGTCTGGATCCGTCGGGTGCACAGCACACAGCGAGTCGCCGTGCTCCCAAGTGCACTCGCAACCGGGCTCGCGCACGCAACGCTCGCCGCTACGCCATTGGGCGAGCTCGGCTCGGAGCTCACGCACGGCGCGACCGAGCACGCGCGGTTGCTCGTCGTGATCGTAACTACCGTCGACGACTGCGAGCGCGTAGTCGACGTCGGCCTCGGCCTCGGGCGGCGTCACGGCACGGCCTCCCGCTCGGCGCCAAGTGCCACGGCGACGCCAACCACGAGGCTTGTCGCTTGCCTCGCGCGGTGCGCGCTCGACCGGGCAATGCCCGAGGCGGCCGCCGCAAGCGCGTCGAGCTTACGCACCCGCTCGGCAACACGGCGCGTCCGAGGTGCACCGCTCGCCTTACCACCCGTCACCCGCACGAGCTCGTCGACGACGGCGGCGGCCCGAGCGCGGTGCCGACGATTCGCGGCGGCGTGGCACGCATGGCAATACCGTTGGTGGCGGCGCGTGTGGGTGCGTTTGCACTTAGAGCAGTGTTGCACGTGCAACACCATTTCTTGGCCAGTGATAGCTAGGTTTATCTCGATCATGTGTTAGATATCCTCTCCGCCGCCATTGGCTGCAAACAGGTCGGCTTGCTCCGCCGCTGCACGCGGCGTTGTGTCAAACAAGGTTGGCGTGTACCCGCGTGCGATGCGCGCAAGGGCCTTGGCATGTGTGACCGGATCGCGCTCGGCGCCGATGGCGCGTCGGCCCTCAATCGCCGCGGCTAGTAGCGTCGTCGCGCCGCCGGCGCACGGGTCGCACACGACGACGTCACGCCCCAATCGCGAGTAGTCGCGCACGAGCATACGCATAAGCTCGAGAGGCTTGGCGCCGAGCACGATCCCGTCGCGCTCGCGGTGCGACTTGTACCAACCGGGCAAGCTACGCCAACGCATCCACTCACGGGTCGAGGGGCGCGAGACGACGGCGTAGATCGCGCACGTGCCCGGGCCATCGCCTTGCAACCGCGGTGCGTGTTGAATAATCGGGATCGACGCAAACGGCGTGCGCTTGGGCTTAGCGCGCAAATACGCCGCTTTCCAATGCGGCACGAGATCCTCGTCGGTGAGGGCCACGAACCACCCGCGCGTGCGAGGCGCCCAATGCTCGACGAATGCGTGTACGTCGTCGGGCGTCCAAGGCTTGTACGCGAGCTCGTCGCGGCAATCGGCTTGCCCGGCGTGCGTACTCTCACTGTATGGCGGATCCGTGATAAGCGCGTCTACCTCGCCAACGTCGGCGAGGGCCTCGCGCCAGTCACCGCACCGCAGCTCGATCGACGAGCTCATGCGTGCCCTCGCACGAGCGCGCTCACGGCGAGCGCGAGTACGCACACGAGCACGAACAGCACGACGGCTCGATCACTCGGCGGCATGTGACACCTCGTCGGCAAACGTCGCCGGTAGCGGCAACTCGGTGTCGAGGCCGACCGCGCGCAGCTCGAGGCCGTACGCCCGTAGCACTCGATCGATCGTGTAGCCGCGCGGCTCGAACCGGCCCGCAACCGCACCGATGGCCACATCGGACGTCAAGCGCCACGACGAGCCCGCGTCGGCCTTGCGGGCGCACCAAGTGTCAAACGCCGCCGGCGACGCCCGCTCGTGCTCGGCGGCGAGTGCCATCGCCGCGAGCTCGGCGGCCGTGAACGTTGGCCAGCTACGCGAGGCCGTCGCGTACACGGCCGACGACGACGTGATCACAACGTGTGCGCCGTCGGCACGCGCGCAAAGCAGGCTGCAAGGCAACGGGAGGCCCGCGAGCAGGCGAGGGCATAAACCCAACACCTCACGCACGGCGAGCGGCTCGTCGGCGTGAGCGGGCGGCGACGAGGGTTTTACGGGCTCGCTCGCTCCTATGTGTTGGGTTTCGGATTTCTCCCCAACGCTCGGGTCGAATTCTGAAAATGTGTACTGACTATGACTACGCTTAGATTTAGTCATGTGGCCCCGCATGGCCCCGCGGGTGGCCCCGCGTGCCAGATCTGTAAGTGTTGGATATGAAAGGCGAGCCCCGCTGGCCCCGCATGGCCCCGCGATTTAGATAAGGGCTTAAGAGGAAAACTCTCTTTGTGAGACGATCGCGATCGCCTCACGGTGAGAAAGAGATGAATTCTCCTTAAGGCCCTCCTGTTTTCGGCGGGGCCTCGCGGGGCCGGCGGGGCGGCCGGCGATATCACTCGCGTTTTCCGGCCCCGCTTGTTTTTGCTGGCCCCGCCTCTCACGGGGCCGCCTCACTGGTAGTCAGTACGACTAGCCGCGGGCGACCGAGCTCGGCGATACGCACTTTCGTGTCGTAATGGCCCGAGTCGGCGTCTAACCAACCCCGCTCACGCCACCCGCGCAACACTTCGTTGGGCGACAAGCGGTGTTGATCGAGAAATTGTCTAAGCGAGGCCGGGATAAATAGCAACTGGTAGTCGCCGCGGCGGAAACCGTGCACGCGGGCGCCATGTCGCTTGACTTTCTCGCCGCCGTCCGAGCCCGTTTCAAGTAGCGGGAATGCATCGGGCTCGGACATGGCCCAATCGCGCACGAGGTCGAGCGCGCGCTCGGCGAGCGGCAGCACGATCTCTCGCGCCTCTTTGCGCAGATAGAGCCCGTGCATGGTCGCGCCGCCGGCGAGCCCGAGGCCGAGCTTGTGCGCAATGATCTCGGCCGTCACGAGGGTAGCGAAGTACCCCGCAACGCGGCCTTGCAGTGGATCGGGCGCGGCCTCGCGTAGCTTTTTCGTAATCGCTTTGTGCGACGCTCGGAACGGCGACCAATCGTCGATCTCGAGTAGGTGCTCGATCCACGCTCGACCGAACATGCCCGAGTGCGCAATACACGCCTCGCGGATCTCGTCGATCTCGGCGGCTGACAGCCCACCGAAACCAGAAACGGGCAACTGGATCACCCGCACTTGCGCACCCGTCATGGTGTTGTGATCCGCAAGCGGCCGCTCGCCGGTCGATAGCACGACGGTGCGCCACGTCGGCGTTTCGCGTAGTGAGAGATCAGCCTTGCCTCGAGCGCGGCCGCCGCCGTTCACGAGCGAGTACAACATGCGCTCGAGGCCGACGGGATCGGAGGTGCCCACCTCGTCGTAGCACTGTGGCAAGTCGTTCAGTTGTTGCGCGCGCAGCTCGGCGGCGGTTGCCGTCGTGTTCCAGCTCCCAAGCCACGCCTCGCTATTCGGATCGCCGAATACGCTCGCGGCGATCTTGAGCTGCGACGTTTTGCCGCGCGACGAGTCGCCCGGTAGGTGGATCGCGAAATTCGGCACGTCGAGCGGCTCGAGCAACGTCGCCGCGAGCGCGCCGCAAATCATCGCGGCGCACACGGGCTCGGTCGACCATGCGCGCTGCAACCATTCGATGTGCTTGGCGAGCGAGTCGCCGCGCGCCGTGAGCGCCGTGAAGAGTTTCTTGCGATCGCCACGCGTGTCGAGCACGACGGCGCGCTCGCGGTCGTCGGCGAAGCGCGGGCGGTCGAGCACGAATGCGCGCTCGCCTTGGATCGTGTGCCAACCCGTTTTGCCAATGCAGTAGACGCGGTCGAGGGCCGGGTTGACGCGCTCGAGATCCTCGAGCCAATCGACGATCTTGGGCGCACTGTTCGAGGTGACGGGCGCGCCGTACATGCCGAGCTCGGCGACCATGGTGCGCGAGTCGATCAGAGCCTTGCGGTTGCACAGTAGCGTTGCCCATGCGTCGTCACGCTCGTAGCAAATCTCGACCCGCGCCTCGCCCGAGTAGTAGTCGGCGAGGTGCCGCACGATCAGGATCGGGCGCGAAGCGATCTTGACGTCGCCGTGTTTCGCGTCGGCGGCGAGCTTCCATAGTGCGCCGTCGCGCCGGATCTCGTAGCCCTCGGGCAAGCGCATACCCTCGGCGATCGGTGCGCCTTGCAGCGCGCGCACGTTGCGCGCGAGCGTGAACGGCGACGACGGGTCGAGGCCCTCGAGCTTGGTTGCCGTCTCGAGCAATGCGCGCGTCGGGCCCTCGCCAAACGCGGCGAGGTAGTCGTCGATCCCCTTTTGCTCGCGTGTCGGCGGTACGACGAAAAGCACCTCGGCCGCGCCGGCGGCCGTGAGCACGCCGACGAGTCGTTGCGCCGCGTGCATGACCTGATCGTTGGTGCGGGCGTCGGCGTCGAACACGATCACGTGTCGGCGGCCCGCGACCGTGACGTGCTCGCGTATGTGCGGGTGCAAGCGCCACTCGCCGGTTTGATCGCGGTGCCCGACGTCGAGCCAATTCCAAACGCCCGTGAGGCCGATCGTGGTGAGCTCGAGCTGATCGAGCGCGAGCGCTTTTTTCTCGCCCTCGGTCCAAAGCAGCGGCCGCGCGGTGTCGGCATACCAACCAGCCCGACGCGCGCGCGGCGGGAAGTACACAAGCACGAGCTCGGCGCCGCCGGCTTGCTCGTACCGGATCGGTTTACCTTTCTTGTTCGTGCGCGGGTGGTTCGGCCGCACACGGTACTCGTGCGGCTTATCGGCACCCGGTAGCACGACAGGGATTACGAGCCCCGCGCCGTGGTGCCTTGGAAACGACCGCCGGCGCAAGAGCTCGGCGATCGCCTTGGCACGTGTCTCGGTGTACAAGCCCGCGAGTTCGATCGTTTCGTCGGTGAGCCCCGACGCGTGCAGTTGATCGACGTGCTCGGCCGTGAGCGTGCGCTTGTCACCGAACGACACGAGGCGCAAGTGACGCGTCGCCGCGCCGCCGGCCTCGGTGTCGCCGTCGTGTGGATCCTCGGCCATGCGCAAGCCCCCTTACGCGTGTGCCTTGCGCTTCGCTTTCGACTTACCCTTGCTGCCGCCGCCCTTGGCTTTGGCCTTGCCGGCGGCCTTGCGTTTACGCGGTTTCGGTTGTGCGGGTAGCTCGTCGTCGGGCCCGTCGAGGTCGACGTCGGGCAACTCGGGATCGGCCGTGTCGTCGTCGCCGTCGTCGTCGTCACCGTCGAGCTCGTCGTCGTCGATCGTGAGCGCACCTTGACCGGCGGCGTCGCCGTCGGGATCGCCCGGATCACTCGGCCCGAGCGGCAACACGCCTTGGCGATCCGCAGCTGTCATCGCGCGTTGCTCGACGCGGTCGCCCGTGTCTTGGCGGATCAGGTTCCACGCGTTGTGATCGAGGTCGGCGATCCACTTGCAGATCACGGGCCGTACTTCCTCCTCGGCGTCGATCACGTGCGCAAGCTTGTTGCGCTCGTCGGTGCGGGCGAAGATTTTTTTGTTGAGCGCACGCCGCTCGGCTTTGAGCTTGTCGACCTCGAGCTCGGCCTCGGCCATCGCATCGCCGCGCATGCGTAGTTCGTCGTCGGTGAGCTTGCAGGGCAACTCACGCTCGATCGCAATCCCGTCGTCGCTTGGTACTGCACCGTTTCCCTTTGCCATTGTCGGACCTTGCTTTGCAGGGGCGACGGGCCGACCGCCGCGGTGATCGATCAGTTGAAAAAGCCGGCGGTCGCGTGTGCGTTGGCTTGCACGTGCGCGAGCCAATCGGGACCGAGCTCGCGGTATTCGACCGGCATGCGCAGTGAGAACGCGAGCGCAACGGCCTTGCGCATGCCCTCGGTGACACCGAGATCGGTGTACACCGCGACGAGCTCGCCGCCGCGAATCCACGCGACGTGTGCAGCGATGCCCGCCTCGCGGTCGGCCTCGCGCGCGTCGTCGAGCACGCGCGGATACAAGAGATGGCCGAGGAAAGGCGCCTCACCGCGCCGTAGCGAATCGAGCATGCATGCGTCGGCGTACAACACGTTGCGCTCAACCTCGCCGCGCAAGGGCGATTCGATGACGACCCGACGGGCCGCCGACATTACGCGGCGGCTTTCTTCGACCGCGAGGTACGTGTGCGCGCGCGAGTACGCGTTGCCGTGCGCCGGCGCGTCGTGCGCGCGCGCTTGGGCTTGGTTGCAGCTTTTAGCTGCGGCGGCGCACACAGCTCGGCGATCGTGACTTCGCCGTCGGTGGCATCCTCGATCGCCTTGGCGGTCGCGTACGACGCCGCGCGCTTGCCCGCGTAGATCTCATGGATCGTTTGGTACGCGACGCCGGTTTTTTTCTTGAGGCGCATCAAAGCGCCTCGCCCGTTGGCCTTGAGGTCGGCCTCGATCCATTTGTCCAATCGCATGGCCGCGTGTTATATCGCTACCGCGAATAGCACGTCAAAGGGATAAATGGAGATTTGCGAGTAGGCGCGTTGGTGGGAAAACTGTGGATAAGTGGTGTTTATCCACAGCAATCGCCTACGCACTTGTCGTGTTCTATTGCGTGCGCGTGATAGATGAGTTTACGTACTCATCCGAATGGCGCGGCCTAAGACACGCCCGGACCCGAATGCCGACGACCCGTTGAGCGAGCACACGGTCAACCGGCGGCTGCACGCGGCGTACCTCGCACGCGGTTGGACGCGCGCGGAATTCGCACGAAAAATCGGCAAAAAGTATCAAGTCGTTGATCGGTGGGATAGCGGCGAGTCAACGCCGAGTCTCGAAAGCCTCGAGCTCGTCGCGCCACTTGTCGGCTTCTCGGTGCACCAACTCTTGTACGGTCGCAACGGGCACGAGGCGCCCGCGCCGGCGGTCGACGACGACATGAGTGTCGACGAGCGCGCGGCCCTTGACGAGCTCACGCGCGAGATACGCGAGGCCCTCGCGCCGGCGTTTGTAGCTTCATACCGCACCGAACGGCGCACCGGTGTGGGTCGGCCCAAGGCGATAGCCAAGGCGCGCGAGCTGGCCCTTGATACGTGGGACATGACCCGTGTGAGGCAGGGCAAACTACGAGCGCTCGCCGAGGCCGTCGAGTTGGGTGGCAAACCCGCAACCAGCCTCGTGCCGCCGCGCAAGGGGCGCTAGCTACTCGAGCACGCACAACGCGGCGACGAGCTCGTCGACGTCAACCGCTTGCACGTCGTGCCCGGGTACGTGCTCGGCGATGTGCTCTAGCACGCGTTCGGCGCACGCACGTGCAATCGCTGGCCTCGACCGTGCAAAAATCGAATCGTCGTCGCCGTCGTGAAACAGGCACGCTGCGAGCGCGTGCGGCCGCGTCGGTAAGGCTAGCCGCGTATGCTCGGCGACTACGGCCGTGATCGCCGTGACAGTGTCTGTATGCAATCGAGCTGGTTGCATGCGCGGATTCAAGATCGCTTTGGGCTGTTGATCACTAGCCAAATTGCACAAGCTCGAATTTTTCGCGGATTTCAGTAAGAGGATCTCACCCGTAGGTATCCCCTGTGTGACACGCGAGCACTGCACGCGAGCAGCATGATCCCGTGTGCAGTACAAATGCGGGTCTACGTGCAGCAAAAAGCAATATCACCTTGACGTGTCAAACGGTGCCGGAGTATATCGCGCGCTCGTGCTGTTCGAGTGCGGAGGCTACCGCGCATGGCATGGGATTTTCGTCGCTATGGGTCAGCAAGTGACCCGATTCACAAGTCGCACCTCAACGACATTACGGGCGACTACGGTTGCCCGACGCGCTTTCGCTACCAAATGGATGCGCGGGCCGAGGCCGAGGCACTCGATCTCGAGCGACCCGTGCGCGGTGACGCGGCGTGCGGCACGGCGGCACACGAGACGATCGCCCGCGCGTTGACGTCCGACACTGCGCGGCCGCGCATCCTCGCCGGCGAAGCGCCGCACCGCGACACCGTGCGCCGCGCGTTCTTTCAAGAGTTCGAGCGCGAGTGCGGCGGCCGTCGCGTCGAGTGGTACGACAAAGACGGCGACACGATGATCGACGATCGCGTCGACATGATCGTCGGATTGCTCGGCAACCTGCACCGCTACGTCGCCGAGGTGGTGCTCGTCGAGCCCGCGTTTGTCGTCAAGCTCGGCGCGTATTGGATGTCGGGTCACGTTGATCTCGTGTACCGCCCGAGGCGCAATCCGGACGCGATCGCGATCGCCGACTGGAAAACGGGCGCGACGCGGCCCGCGCAAGTCGAGCTCGATCACTCATGGGAGGCCGGGATCTACTCGGTCGCGGTGCATGACGGGTGGTTCCTCGATCGCGCGCAGCTCGAGGCGTGCTCGCGCGTCGACGGCGTGCCGGGTTGGGAGGTGCGTTGCGGCTCGTACGCCGCCGGGCACCCGTCGCGCTACATCGCCGAGCGCGAGTGCGCCGAGCTCGTGCTTTCGGCCTTTGCGCGCGCCGTGGACGATTCGCAGTCGTGCACGTTCGAGGTGCCCTTGCAACGCCTCGAGCGATTCCCCGCCGAGATCTATCACGTGCACCTTGCCGACTACGTGCCGTACAAGCGTGCGGGCAAAAAAGAGGTCAAGCGGCCCGAGGATCTCGCGTTCTACGGGCGTACCGCACCCGGGCCAGTGAAGTTCGAAGCGGGCGCCTTGCGCGGGCCCGCGTGGCTTTCGGTGCGCCTCGGTCAGCACGATATCCCGCGCGTCGAGTACCGCGTGCGCAACGTCGTCGGCATGATCCGCATGGGCCGATTCATCGATCAGATCGGCGACCGCTGCACGCGGTGCCCGTACGCCGGCGATTGCCTCAACGGCGGTTACGCCGTGCGCGGCGACGAGCGCAAAGCCCTCGAGCGCGCGCTCACCCCAGACGACGCCAGCTCGGCCGACGAGCTTGCGATTGACTAGACCGAAACCAACGAAAGTGATCCGACATGTCCAAGGGAAAGGCAGCACAGACGACGATAGGCGGTGCAGCCGATAGCGGCACCAATGGCACGGGCACGCAGCTCGCCCTTGCAACACACGACGAGCTCGCCGGGCTCGACATACCCGACGACGCGCTCGGCGACGAGGGCCTCGCACAGATCGAACGCGACGACCTCAAGATCGCCGCGTACGTGCTCAACATGAAAGGCAAGGGGCCCGACGGCCGCGCGTTGCCGATCGACGCGTACTACAACACCGTCGACGAAACCTCGAAACCCAAGGTCAACGCGGCGTTTCTGCACTTGCACAAGACACACCTATGGTCGCGCTACAATGACGCCGAGAAGCGATCCGAGATCAAGTGCCGTAGCTTCGACCGTGTGACGGGTACCATGGCCGACGGCACGATCCGACCGTGCAAGGGGTGCCCTGATTTCGAGTGGCGTCGCGACACTGAGGGCAAGCGCGTGCGCAATTGCGGCCCGGTGTACAACGTGTTTGCGGTCGACCGCGACACAACGACGCCGTTTGTCGTGCGTTTCAAGCGCACGAGCTTACCCGTATTCAAGGCATACTTGCAGAAGCATCACATCGGCCGTCGCATCATCAGAGGCAAGGCCCTGAACTACCCCTTGCACGTGTTTGCGGTCGAACTCGGCGCTGTGCTTTCTGACAACGGCAACTATGCAATCCCGACGCTCGTGCGCGGTGCAGTGTTGCCGCCGGCGGAGGTGCGCGTACTCGCCGAAAACGCAAAGACGCTACGCGAGCAAGTGATCCCGATCCTCGACCGCGTCGAGACGCAAGCCGAGGCACGCGAGGGTGCCGACGTCGAGGCCGAGGGTGACACGTCATTCGAGCCGTCCAAGTACACCGCCGACGAGGGCAAAGACTTCGCCGGTTGACGCACAACAAAAGTTCGGCACCCGAGCCTCGTCGTTGCTCGCGCGCGCGCACGGATCCTCCATTGGTCTAACGGTCGTAGGCCATGGCACGCGCACGGGATAGCCCCTCGACTCGCGCTCGGGTGCCGGGCCCCAACGGGGCCCAAGGGGTAACCGCATGCCTGCAGTCAGACACGAGATCGTGACAGTGAAAGGCGAGGTCACCGCGTGGCGCTCGCTCACGGGTGACGGTTGGGGCGTCGGCCAAATGCGCACGGTCGACGGGCTTGTGCCGTTCACGGGCAAGCTACTCGCGCGCGTCGGTGACACGGTCGAGCTGCAAGGCACTTGGACCGAGCACGATCGGTACGGGCGGCAATTCAAGGTGCGCACGTGCACGGTCGCGCGGCCCGAGTCGAGCGAGGGGATCGTCGCGTGGCTCGCCTCGACCTTGCCGAGCGTCGGGCCCGGGCGTGCGCAAGCCCTCGTCGATCGATTCGGTCCGGGCCTATGGGATGTGATCGAGCAACGCCCGCACGAGCTCGCCAAGGTCGACGGGATCACGGCGGCGCGGATCGAGGAAATCTGTCACGCGTACTACGAGCACCGCGCCGAGCGCGATCACATGATCACGTTGCGCGGTTGGGGCCTCACCGACAACCAGATCGCACGGTGCCGTGAAGTGTGGGGATCGCCGGCGGTGATCGTCGAGCACGTGCACGCCAACCCGTACGAGCTTTGTCAGTACGTCTATGGGTTCGGATTCAAGCGCGCCGACCTCGTCGCCAAGCGCGCGGGCTTGCCGCACGACGCACCCGAGCGAATCGTCGCCGGGATCGAGCACACCCTCGAGCAAGCCGCCGGCGGCGGCGATTGCTTCATGTGGGGCAAGGCGTTGCAGCGCGAGGCCGCCAAGTTGCTCGACGTCGCGCCCGAGCTCGTCGCCGCCGGGATCCGCGCCGCGCTTGGCGATCGCCGGATCGCCAAGCACCAAGCCCGGTACTACCCGCGGCGACTCGACGAGGCCGAGGAATCGTGCGCCTTGCGCTTGCGCGCCATGCTCGCGCGCGTGCGCTCGGCCGAGGTGATTGATCTGGCGTCACGACGCCAAGCGAAAGGGTGACGGGGATGGATGAGAAATCAGAGGGTTTTGCGATGCAAGCCGTGTTCGAAACCGCGCGCGTAGCCGAGACTCGCGGCGCACGAGCCGATCATGCGGTATTTCGCTTACGCGCACTTGCCGCTCAATCTTGCCGAGGTGTCGTGCTGGTTCGCCGAGGTAGCGATCCGCGTGATGCATTTGCCGCGCTCAGCCGAGCGTACGGTCGCGTTGCGCAAGTTGCTCGAGGGCAAGGACGCGGCAGTGCGCGCGGCGATGGCCGACCAATGAGCAACGAGGACAAGTTTGTGGGCGTCGCGGTCGAGGGCCCAACGGACCAGATCCGGATCAACGGCGACGGGTCGGTTGACGCTCGAGCACGCCTCACGGCACACGAGGCCCTCGACGTGTGGCTCGACCAGTGCGGGGAAAACCCCGTTGCTTGGGACCATGGCAATCACGTGTTCAAGCTCGAGGCCGCGGTCGCAGGCTACGACGACGATCGCCGTGCGGTTTGGGCGATCAACCTCGAGCGGCGCGTGCGGGAGGAACTGTGACGGCAATCGAGCTCGATCCGTCGCAGCTGCACGCGGTCGAGCTCACGTGCTCGGCGCCGCTCGGTATCGTCACGGGCGGGCCGGGCACGGGCAAGTCGACGTGCTTGCGCTTCGCGCTCGATCGGATGGATGCGCGCGGCGAGCGGTACGCGCTCGCGGCACCGACGGGCAAAGCCGCCAAGCGTGTGAACGAGACGACGGGCCGGCAAGCGCAAACGATACACCGCTTGCTCGAGTACTCGCCGCGTAACGGTTGGGTGCGTAACCCGCTCAACCCGATCGACGCCGACGTCGTCGTGATCGACGAGTCGAGCATGATCGACGTCGAGCTCATGCGTCACCTTGGCGACGCGATAGCCGAGAACACTCGGTTGATCCTGATCGGTGACGCCGATCAGTTGCCGCCGGTTGGCCCGGGCCGAGTGTTCGGTGATCTCGTCGACTCGGGCGACGTGCCGACTGTGCGGCTTCAAACGCTGCACCGCGCCGCGCTCGAGTCGTGGGTGTGCAAGAACGCGCCGCGCGTGCTCGCCGGCGACATGCCCGAGCTCAAGCCCGCGCGCGATTTCCTATGGATCGAGGCCGAGCGTGCCGACGACTTGCTCGGCCAAGTGCGTCGCGTCGTGTGCGAGTGGATCCCGCAATACGTCGGCCTCGACGTGCAAACGCTGATCCCCCAACGCCCGGGCGTCGCCGGGATCGTCGCCGCCAACCGCATGTTGCAAGAGGCCCTCAACCCGCGCGGCGAGGGTGCGCCGTTCATTCAACGCGGCCGCGACGACGACGACGACCGGATCGAGCTGCGTGTCGGCGATCGCGTGATCCAAACCAAAAACGATTACAGCCTCGGCGTGTTCAATGGCGAGGTCGGCGAGATCACGGGCATCGCCGGCGGCAAGGTCGACGTCGCGCTCGCGGGCCGTGAGGTAGTGACGTACAGCCTCGAGCAAGCCAACGCGCTGCAGCTCGCGTATGCGCTCACCGTGCACCGCTCGCAAGGATCCGAGTTTCCTTGGGTGGTGTGCGTCGTGCACTCGACGCACTCGTACATTCTGAGTCGACAGCTCGTGTACACGGCGATCACGCGCGCCAAAAAAGGCGTCGTGCTGATCGGCGACGAGAAAGGCTTGCGACGCGCGTTGTCGGACGCCAAGCCGCCAACACGCAACACCGCGCTGATCGAGCGCATGCGAGGTGAGCTGTGAGCGTCAAGCACGAGTGTTGCAGGAACGCGAGCCTGTATCTCAAGGCGCAAAAGTTGCCGGGCCGCGATGCCTACCGTTGGCGCATGGTGAGTGTGATCGTGCTCTTTTGCCCATGGTGCGGCCTCGAGCTCGAGGTGAGTCGCCGCGCGATCGGAGGCAAGGTATGACCCGAGGTTTTCGAGACGAGGATCGCCGGCGTGGCGACGACGCCGAAGATGTGACGATCGACGGCGTCGTATCGATCGGCGAGTCGGCCAACGCGGTGTTGTGCCAAATCGGCAAGCGCCAGATCTGGATCCCCAAGTCTCAAATCACCGACGACTCGGAGGTATTCGCCGACGATCAGTCGGGCAAGCTCGTGATCACGGCGTGGCTCGCCGAGCGGGAGGATCTCCCGTGACGGGCCTCGACAAGTCGGCGGTGCATTGCTGCGCGTGGCCCGGTTGCACGCGCGCCGTGCCCGTGCGGCTTTGGGGTTGCAAGGAACATTGGTACATGCTGCCGCGCGAGCTGCGCGAGCGGATCCTCGCCGCGCATCGGCCCGGGCAAACGGCGGCGACTTGGTCGGCCGAGTATCGCGCGGCCGTGTCGGACGCGGCTCGGTTCGCCGAGGCACTCGTCGCGGTGACGGGCGAGCGCGCCGAGCACGTGCGCCGGCGGTGCCCGTCATGCGGCGACTACGCGATCGACGGCAAGGTGACGTGCGGCCGCGCCGAGTGCGGTTTCACCGCGCGCTATGTGCAGGGGCCGCCGTCGTTGTTTTTCACGTGTCGCGGATGTGGCGCCGAGCTGCCGTACGGCAACGAGCTGTGTGCCAAGTGCGGGGCCCAATGACGACGACGCCGAGCAACACGCCAATCGGGCCCGAGCACATCGGGTACCGCGTGCGGTGCACCAAGTGCGGTGTCGTTGGCGAGATCGATGACGTCACGCTCGCGGGCGAGGTGATCGTGCGACACAACGCGGTGACGTGGTGCACGGTCGGGCCGTCGGCCGTGTTGCCCCTCGAGCTGTGGAAAGGCGTGCGACCGTGAAAATGATCTGCAAGTACACACTGCCACTGTTGCCCGCTCGCTTTGATCTCGCCGTACCGTTTGGCGCGCAGCTCTTGGCGTGCCAGCTACAGCGAGGTGTGCCCGTCTTATGGGCCGAGGTCACGCCGAGCAACGACAAACGGATCTGGCGCCTTGAATGGTTCGGCACGGGTCACGAGATCCGCAACGCGCGGGGCCACGTGGCTACGGTGCAAATCCAGGAAGATCCGCCGCTCGTGTTGCACTTGTATGAGGTTTTCGAATGAATGCCGCTAAGCGGATCCGTGAGCCGAGCCGCGCCGAACTCGACCGCCTCGTGCCGGCGAGCGAGGCGTGCGCTCGCCTCGGCATTTGCGCGCGCACGCTACGCCGCATGATCGACCGAGGCCAAGTACGGGCCGTCAAGATCGGTCACGGGCGCGGCGTGTGGCGTGTGTCTGAAACCGAGCTCGCGCGCGTTATAGCCGAGGGAACCGCGCGAGCGTGATAGAGTTGCCGCCATGCAACTCACATTTGAGCGCTTGCTATTCACCGCGATCAGCGACTCGTTGCGGCCGCTTGTGGCCGAGTCGGCGACTATCACGTGCGAGCGAGACCTGTTGACCCAAAATGTGCACGTATACGTACGATCTGTCCGCGGCCATTTCTTTGCGTACACGTTGCGCGACGAGTACGTGCGCGAGCTGCATGACGCCGATCCGGGCGAGTGGCGGCCATCGGCGCGTGTGCTCGAGGGCCTGATCGAGCGCGCGGTAGCCGAGCCCGACATGCCATGGCCGACGACGCCCGCGCAACACACCGATGCCGCCCGCGTCGCCGCGTTGCGCAAGCACCCGATCGTGTGTGGCCTCGCCGCCGCGTTTGAATCGATTTTTTGCCAAGCTTACAGACGAGGGCACGACTCGACCGTGACGTCGAGCTGCAACGCGGCCTCGAGCGCGCGGGCGTCGGGCGAGATCGTCACGACGCCGACGTAGTGTTTTTCGGCGATCGTGACCGAGTGCCCAAGGCGCCGCGCGCTCATGTACGCCGAGGCCGCGCCGTAGATCGAGGGTGCGCACGTCAAGTACGTGCCGCACGTGCGGCGCAACATTTGATACGTGAACGCCGGCGCGTTGTAGTCGTCGACGAGGCGTGCGCGAGCGGCGTCGAGCTCGGCGACCGTGCGGTCGAGCACGAGGCCCGTTGCCGAGCTCGCGCGGGCGAGCATGGCGGCGAGCACGGGCGTTATGTCTAGCTTGATCACGCGAGCCCGCTTGGTTTTCGCGGTGCGCGCTCGCACGGTGATCTCGCCGGCGTCGAGGTCGACGTCGGGCCATTCGATTGCGAGGCCCTCTTTTACGCGCGTGCCGGCGAGCAGGAAAAACAGGATCACGGGCAACACGGGCGTGTAGCGCGGCGGTTGCACGTCGCGGCGACGCCGACGCTTGCGCGTCACAGTGAATAGCTCGGCGTCGTGCTTTCGAGCGGCGACGATCAGCGCGCGCAGCTGCGCGGGCCGTAGGTACTCGCCGAGCTCGGTTTCGGTTTTGTGCCGTTTCAAACCCGCGCCGATATCCTCGGCGCCGAGGCGGATCAGATCCATGTCGCGCAGGGTGTTTAGCACCGACGAGAGATCCCGCAGCTCGCGGTTGACCGAGACGAGCGACCGCGGCTCGCCGGTCGACTTGGTGCGCTTGCCTCGCCGCTTGGTTGCGCCCGCGAGCTTGGGTGCGCGCGTGCGAGCCGCGGCGAACGACGCGAGATGCGCTTTGGTGAGCTGGCGGCACGTGCGCAAGTCGACGGTCTTTGCCCAATCTAGAAACAGGTCACACGTGCGGCGGTAGTCGGCGATCGTGCGCGGTCGCTTACCGCGGCCCCAATCTTCGAAGTACTTGGCGATCGCCGCGTCGAGTTTCATGTCGGCGGCGGCGTGCGGTGCGGCCCCGCCGGCAATCTCGGCGCGGCGCAGCTCGACCGTGCGTCGCTTGTCGATCGCCCAATCGCGGCGTGTGTCGACCGTTTTGGCGGCGGCCTCGGGGATGGTTTCAACGCGCATGCCGGGCCCCTCGGGATCGCGGTAGCGGGCGCGCCAGCTCGGGTGTTCGGCGTCGGGCGCCAGCAAAGTGATCCCGCGGTACGGGTTGCGGCGCACGCGCGCGGCCTTGGGCTTGCGGGCGGTTTCGGTACTGTTGTCGGTACCGAGGCGCAGTCGAATCACGTCCGCTAGTGTCATATGTGCGATATCCTCTCGGCGCGATAAATCTGATGTGTCTTGGCTATTTATCCCGCGTGCGAGTCATTGTGTTGGCCCTCGGTTTTCGCGTCAAGAGGACTTCGGATCCGAGGGTCAGGGGTTCAAATCCCTTTGGGCGCGCAAAGGATCTCGCGGGGTTAGGTGAGCGTTCGAGGGGCCTCAAAACCCCGTCGGTACCGCCGTCGGTACCGTTTGGCGCGGGATCGGTACCGTGCGACAACGAGCGCATGTCTGGACCGGGCTACCAATGCGACGCGTGCAGACACCGCCCGACGCGTTGCAAGGCGTGCCGTGCTCGCAAGGCCGCCGTGCAGCGTGCGCGACGAGCTCGCAAGCGTACGGCGGGTATCTGCACCGAGTGCACAAGCACGGCCGAGCCCGAGCGCTCGCGGTGCAGGGCACATCGGCTCGACAACAACGCGCGGTCGGGCGCTTCGCATGCCGATGGCCACTGAATAGAAACGGCCCGCCCGTGCATGCACACGGGCGGGCCGGCTTGGCGATCAGGTCACACAGTGCCCCAACACAGGAAGGTGAGAACGCCCCTAGCGTACCTCACTTCGCGGCGGCGTAGGCACGCTCGCGAGCTCGCACGAGCTCGGCGACAGTGATGCCCTCGGCCTCGGCCTCGGCCTCGAGCTCGGCGTACTCGGCCTCGGTGTAGCGCACGAGCACAACCTTGGTGCGTCGAGCACTCGGCGGGCCCGGCTTGCGACCTTGCCCGCGGCCCGCGCCGCCGCGTCCGGGTGGCGTCACCTTGCGGGCCCGCGTCGACTTGCGTCGTCGTTTTTTCGGTCGTCTGGGAGTGAGGCGCACATCACCAGATACCACGCGATCGCACCGTGCACCGAATTTGCGGTATCTCGAATCAAGGTGGCGAGCTTGGCGAGGTAGATCATTTCTGCCCCTCGACGAGCCCCGCTCGGAACGCGAGCGCGAGCGCGGTGCGAACCGCCGTCACGCTCACAACGTGCTCGCCGTCGCGGTGAGCATCGATCCCAAGACACGCGTACGCGATAGCGGCGACTTGCACATTCACGTCGTCGAGCTCGACCGCACGCTCGAACGCGCCCTGCTTTCCACTGCACATGATCTGACTACTCCTGTGTGGCGTTGCGACGACGCGACTACAGCCCCCGAGCACCCCGCCCGAGTACTTGCGTCAATTGCATTACCACCGACAAACAGGCTAGCTCTGTTTTGATTCCGCGCATCTCGAAATCAAAAATAGCCGTGATCCCGCGTTGATTGTCAGCATCTCGGAATCAAACGTTGGGCACCTACCCCTGGCCGCATGGTTTGACACGCACGCGTGATATACGTTCACGCTTGCTTGTCCGCTGCAGCTGCGCTTACTTGCGCGTTCAACCTACAAGGGGTGGAACCATGTCCAAGTCAGCACTCGGGACCAAGAGCGACTTTGTTCGTGCGTTGCCGATTGACTTGCCGACCGCCGAGGTCGTTGCGCGCGCACGCGAGCGGGGAATCAAGCTGTCCAAGAACACTATCCGCTACGCGCGATACACAATGCGCCATGGCAACAAAAGCACCACGTCGCCAATAACGGACAAGCTCGTTGGCACCGCAAGCAAACTAGCGTTACTGCGACGCCTCGTGCGCGAGGTGGGTTACGACGCCGCCGGCGAGGTGATGGACGACCTTGCCGCCGAGCTCGGACGCATCGGGCGCGAGGTGGTGACACATGCCAAGTGACCGCGCACCCGAACTCGACGCCGCGTTGTCGGGTACGCTCGGTGAGCTATTCCAACGGTTCGAGGCAACCTTGCCCGCCAACACTGGCGCGGTGTTGCTCGTGTACACGCGTGACCGTGAGGCAATCGATATCACGGGCCTCGTGTCGGGCGACGCGCCGGGCGAATACCTACGTGTGCTCGACGCCGCACATGCGTTTGCGGTGCAGCGTGCTCGCGTCGGCGCCGTGCAAGCGTATATCCCACCGACGCTACACGGCGAGGATCTACGCCCAACGCTCGAGGTGAGCCGCGTCGAGGTGTCGCAGCTCGCCGGCGGTGGCGAGGTGGCCAAGGTATGGAACCGCGGCAACCTCGCCGGCGAGCTCGTCGTGCAGCAAGGTGACGGGCTCATGATCGCGGCCGCGTTCGGCTTGCTACGTGACGACGACCCGCTCGTCGACGAGCCTACTGTCGAGTGGCACGAGATCCTCGGCTACCGCGTGTCATTCGATGTGCGGCCCGACGCGTCGCGATTCATCATCGTGCGCGGCGGCGGTGGTGAGAGCGACAAGCCCGAGCTCGTCGCCCAAGGCTTGATCGACACCTCGGGCACCGACGGCAAGCCCAACGCGCACTTTGATAGCCAACCGCCCGCGCCCCTCGAGATCACCGCGGTTGCGTTCGAGATGTGCCGGCATTGGGCGGCGATGCGTGAGCGGCTACGTGCCAAAGTCACATCGAGGGCAACGGCGGCGCCATGAGCGCGACGGCCTCGGCCACGGCCGTAATGAACTCGGTGAGCGGAAAATGCGGGCCCGGATCGGTGTGATTCGATTCTCGCCACGCCTCCGAAATCAGCGCGTGTGTAGTGATCCCCGTCGGCTTGGACGTCGCTCGCAACTCGTCGACGCCGACGAGTCGAGGCGGGATCCCCCACACGTGACAACGATCGGCGACGAGCCGCGCGGCAATGCACAGCATGGGATGCGAGAGCTCGTCGAGCCACTGCGCGCGCGTTTGATTGGCGCGGCCGCACAGCTCGACGCCGATCGCGAGGCGGTTGCCGCGCGGCCCGCAATGCCACGCCGTGAATTGCTCGCCGACGCACAACGTTGCCGAGTTGCTATCGCACACCCATTGACACGAGCGTTTCGGCGACAACGCCGGATCCTGAAACATGCGCGCGACGTCGCGATCCTTGTTGAGCCCCTCGTGCCCGTCGGTAGCGTGCAGCGCGATCAGGGTCGGGTGCCGCACCGTGCGCGAATAGTTCTTGAGCGACGCGGGCACGGTCGCGAGCTCGATCGACGCGGCCGCAATGATCATGCGCTCGGCGGCTGGCAACGGCGGCGGCGGTTTCACGGTGTGACCTCGGGCGGTGCCGTCGGCGCGGGTGCGGGCGGCGCGGGCCGCGACGTGATCCGCTGCACCTCGTCGAGCGTCACGCCGAGTTGCTTCACGAGCACACGATCGAGCACGACTTGCGCGGGCTTGAATCCGAGCTTGCCCCAAAGCCACGCACCGACGCCCACGACGCCGGCGGCCGCCAAGGGTTGCCCGCGTAGCACCGTGCCCGCGAGCACAAAGCAACCCGCGATCACGATCACGCACACGGCGTGCACGGCGAGTACGGCAGTGCGGTTATCCATTGTTGACCTCGTCGTCGTCGTCGTCGGCGTGCGGGTGCGGGATCTGGTAGCGGCCCGTCAACTCGTCGTGCACGTCGCCGGCGGGTGCGGGGATCGTCGACCTCGTGTGAGCATGCTGCACGCCCGTCGCGTGGCACTCAAGCCCGTAATCCCGCAACACGCGCAGCAAGGCCGCGTCGACTTGCAGCCGATAGCGGCGGTGCAGCTCGGCGGCGACGCGGTCGAGGGCCGCGCGGATCTCGGATCGTGCGCTCACCGCTCGGGCCTCCATTGTGCCAGCATGGCAAGGCGCGCGGCCTCGGCGGGATCGGTCGGGCGTTGCCGTAGCTGCACCTCGAGCTCGCGCGTAAAAAACGCGCGCGCTTGGCCGATGTACTCGCCGCGTGTCGCCGCGTCGATCTTGCTGTATCCGCGCAACACAACGAGCTCGGCATGTTGCGTGACGAGGATGGCCCAAAGCGCGCGCAGCTCGACCGCGTGCGCCTTGGCGAGCTCGTCGGCGTGGAAAGCCGTGGCTTTCGCCGCCCGTGCCTCGAGCGTGGCCGCGGCAACGAGCTTGGCAACGTCGGCGCGTGACGTACGCGACTCGAACCACTTGAAGCCAACACCGAGCCCCGTAAGCATGCCCGCGAGCACCGTTGGTGCAATCCATCGCCAAATCGCGAGCACGCGTTGCACGACGCTCGCCGGCACTCGGAGGCTACGCACCTCGACCATGCCTATCAGCCTAGCCTAGTGCGTTAGCCAATACACGGCGCCCGCGATAATGCCGAAACCAACCTCAAGAATGAGAATCGCCAACAAGTGGTTTGCGCGCTGCAGAACCTCGCGCGTCGTCGCGAGCTCGCGCGTAAGGGCCCGTTGCGCAGCAAGGGGCCCCACAACCGGCGTACGAGAGTCATCGGACATGCCTTACACCCGAGCGTAATATGGATTGGCTCGACATTTTCATGACGGGCGCAGTGGTGCTTTTCCTCGTGTGGTTCTACTGGGAGACGTGGTGGCGCCGCCGTTAGAATTTGAACGCGCTATGCGCAAGCGCACGAGCCGCCGCACGCCGCTCGTCGGCTGGCACCGAGTAGCAACCCCACCAACCCGCGTGTGACGTGTCACTCATATTTGCGCTTGCGATCTGGTTGCCACCAAACGATAGGTGCCCGGTCGCGGTTGTGAGTGACAATCCCGTGCCGACACTGCCGACGAGCACACCATCGATCTCAAAGCGCAATACGCCGCTCGAATCCTCGTATAGCTCGAAAATGTGCGGCGCCGTCGTATCGCTAAACGTTGCGGTCGCGTTGCCAGATGACTCCGAGCTACCTACCAGTTGGGTTCCACTGCCCGTAATCAAGATCAGACTGTTAGTCGTCGTAGGTAAGTTCGCGATCTTGACCAAAATGTTGAAGCCGACCGGATAGCTGCGAAACCGCGCCACACCCATGATGTAAGGGCGCGAGCCCGCCGGCCAGATTGGCGGATCCGGTGTGAGGACCGCAAGCCCGGCCGAGCCTGCGACCGCACATTGGTGAACGCGCATGCCGCCGAAGTGCAAACCGTCGGCCGCGTACGCGGTCGGCGTCCCGGGCGACACCACGCTTAGACGCCGAGCACGATCAACCCAAATCCCGGCGGCGGATCGATACCGACAGTCGAAGTCAAACGCTAGATTCGACTGGCCGAAGATGCCCGCGAACGTCGCCGGGTTGCCGAAATCCGGCGACCCTTGCGGCGACGCCCGCGGCGACATCTCAGGCGAGATCATTGCGTCGCACCCGCACGCGAGCCTTGCATGTGACCTAACAGCTTTGGACCGGCACCGCCGCCGGTTGGCGAAAGCCAACGCCAACGCAGCCAACCGATCCCCGGCCTCGAAAACGACGCGGCGAACGTAGCCCCGTTTGCGACCGAGGCGAGGTTGATCGAGGTACGGGCGACGGGCAACGTGATGCCGGACGCGTTGGTATGCAAACACCCGTCGGGCAACACGACGCGTGAAATCGTCTTTAGCTTGGCAGGATCAGCGGTGAACTCGAGCGCGAGATCGCCGCTGATCGCCGAGACAAGTGTCAGCTCACACGACAACGAGATCACGCTGTACTCGGACCGAAACCAGTCCCCATCTTGCGGGCGTGATACGTCGACGTTGTCAAAGTACGGATTGCCCTGTGCATTGAGAATGTCAGCCATGACAGTGTCACCTTGTTGTGAGAGCTCTGAAAGTGAAATCCTGCGTCGCGTAGCCCCGTCTATGACAGTGAGTGTCCGATCCTTGGCGAGCTCGAGGCGTAGCCCGCGCAACTCGAACGTCGCCGCAAGCATCACCCTTCACCGAATGGCTCGCCGTCGATTCGAGAAACGAGCATCCACACACCATCAGGCGAACATAGGTACTCGCGATAGGTGCCGCGCGTCGCGTCGACGTCGAGCACTGTATAGGTTTGAGGGTTGCCCGCATCGTTTTCGATCAACATGCCTTCTGCCAACATGTCGATCTGAAACGGTCCGGGCGAGCCCTCGGGCACTCCAACGATCTTGATCGCAAATCGCTTGCCGGCGACGGCCGACGCCGGCGTATCACGCAACTCGAGTAGCCGATCGTCGTCGTATGCTTGCACGCGGTACAGGTACCCCGCGTCGATCACCGTATCCTCGGTGAGCGTCGTCGGGTACACGACGAGTGGATCGCCGCTTGGGGTTTGAAACAACGGGTCGAGTAGCGACATGGTGTCACCCCATGGGCCGAGGGCCCGGATCGTTCCAGTTGAGACTGATACGCCCGATCTGATCGTCGGCGTGCGCGCGTTTGAAAATCACGAGGTACTCGTAATCCCCGTCGATCACATGCCCCGACGCCGTGATCACGATCGTTTGCACGGTCGCCGTTGCGCTCGGCGCGTTCGACCCATCGATCGTTGACAGTGTAGGTAGCGCCGAAAAAATGATGTCGCCCTTGCTGCGCCTCGCGAGCTCGGCGTAACACAGTGACGTGCTCGCTTGCGACACGACGACACGTACGTCACTCGTGATCTCGGCACCCGGCGGAAGTCTCAAAGCGAATGCCGCGCCGTCGGTCCCGACCTTATACGAGCCGTCGGTTTGCAAGAACGTTTCGCCCGAGCTCGAGGTGAGCGGCACGATCCAATCGACGTGCGAGCGGCCCGTGTAATTGAACTCGCCGCCCGCGCCGACGGTCACGTTGCTTGCGAGCAGCGTATCGAGCGCAAGTGAACCGTAGTGCCCGCCGCCCGCAAACCAATTCCAGTGCGGATCACCCGCGGCCTTGCTGTGGATCGCCGTGATGGCTGAGCCGAGGATCAGCGCGGCCGCATCCTGCGAATCGTCGTCGGCGTACCACTTGTCGGAGGTGTCGCTCGAGTACAACGCGTTGACCGTGACCGCGAGGTAACCGTCCTCGGCGCCGCCCGAGGGTGACGCGCCGCTGTATATGCGCACCTTGCGATCGTCCGAGGGCAAGATCGGCGCCTCGAACACAAGTTGCCACAGTGCGCCGGCGGTACCATCCTCGGCCGTTTGTGTCGTGCGCAACAACGGCGTTTCGTTGCTCGGCGTGTTGACGGTTTGGCCTTCCGTGAACGTGTTGGCGACGTCGACCTTGGCTGCTTTCACGTACAGGTGCCGTGTGCGGTCGGCGATGATTTGCAGAAACGCACGCACGAGCGCCGACGACCCGCCGCGAGGATCTAAGCCATTCGGGCCGACGATCGTGTCGTTGTTCCAGCTGCTAGACTCGGTGATATCGACTGGCATAGTTCACTCGTCGTCGATTGTTAGAAACACCGGCGTTCCCGTGCCGTCCCATGTACCTGTTGTGTCCCAAGGCACCTCGGGCGGATAGTCCCACAAATCACCGTCGGTTGGCATGAGCACGATGTAGCCGAGCGCGTGCGCCGCATTCCACTCGCGTGGTACGAGCCGAATGTCGGCGAGCTCGTCGTCGTCGGGCGGTGTGAAAGCCCATTGATCCGTACGCAACATGAGCCACCAACGGGCCCAACGCTCGGGCTCGTCGTCGGGTTCCCAAGTGATGGTGTCGCGCTCGATTGCGATCTCGGGAGGCACGCCCGCGCCGATCGCGTCGGAGTTGAGCCGAAAGCGCCGGCCCGATCGATACACAAGATCGATCGTGAACGTCACCGGCGCATAGTGCCAATACAGTTGCAACAACATGGCATACGGGTTGCCGCGTCGACGGTGATCCTCGAGCCAACGTTGCAAGCGGGCCGCGTAGCTCGCATCGGTTTCGAGGCGGCCTCGACTGATCCGTCGCTCGCGGCCGATCAAGCCAAGCGATTCGTTGGAATACACGCCCGGGAATCGGTGCCGCACCGCGGCGATCAACGCGTCACCGAAAATGTCGAGCATGAGCCCGAGCGCGTACAGATATTTTTCGGCGTTGCCGCGTTGCAGCCATGGCGGCGAGGCGCGTCGCACGTCATCGCGGTATTTCTCAAGCGCCGAGGTCATGCGCCGTAGCCCTCCGCCGGCGGTACTTGGTGGATCGCCGTCGGTGTCACGCCCGCAAGCGTCGGCACCTCGTCTATGTCGAGCTCGACGTCGGCCGCCGGCGACGTCACGACGACGTGAAAGATCTGCGGGAAAGATCCGGAGATCACCGCGCGCAACGCATCCTGATACAGCTTGCCCGACGAGCCGCTCGAGGGCTTGTTGCCGCCGATCGGTTGCGCGGCGATGTACGCGACGAGCTTGGCCAAAATCGTAGCTTGGATCTCGGCGAGCGTTCGCCCGCTCGTGTTGTACATCCACGCCTCATAGACGATCGTTTGCGGTACGGGGATCGCGGTGTCGGCCGTCGCGGTGACCGCGAGCGGCGCCGCCCAACGTTGGATCGCGTCGTTGGCGACGCCGAGGTCGGTGTCGAGATCCTCGGGATCGCCGGCCAACTCACCCGAGGCCGTTGCGCAGTACGCCGTCACGTTGCCGAGGCCGTCTTTTGTCGTGCGTACGCGCGTGACACCGATACTTGACCCGTCGGCCCGGCGCGCGTTGCGCACGGCCGAGGTGTACGCGTCCCAAGGGCCCATTGGCGAAAGTGCGCCGAGGCGTTCCGAGCACCGCGTTTTGAGCGACGTATCGGTTTCCTCGTCGCGGCCGACGATCGCCGCGGGGTTGGTGACGGTGACGCCGAGCAGCGTCGTCACGAGCTCGTCGACGCCGCCCGGGCCCGAGGTGCTCGCCGAGCCAACCTCGGTCGCGAGGATCGGTACGTCGGTAAGCGTTTCGCCCGGGCCGAGCTCGATCACGTCGGCATTGCGGTACGTGCGATTGGTCGCCGGGTTGCGCACGATGAGATCGCCCGGATCGAGCGTGTAGTCGCCGCCGCCACTGTTCGAAAGCGTCACGAGGCCCGACGCAAAGATCGCGACCTCACGCTCGAGGCCGTACACGTAACGCGCAACGAGCGTAAGCCACTTGCCCGAGGTGAGCTCGAGGAAACCCGCGGCCGCGATATCGGCGATCAGCGCGGAAAACGCCGCGAGCACCACCGACACGGCAACGATGATCGCGCGAGGCACCGCGCCCGGCTTCCAACTCGTCGTGCGCACACCGAGCACGCCAAGGGCTTGGTAGATCGTGGCTTGGATCTGTTGCCGTGTGACCGGCACGACGAGATCTGACAGTGAGAAAGTCGCCATAGCTACGCACCTTGGATCGTCAGTGTGTCGAGTAACACTTGCGCGTCAGTGACGGCGAACGTAAACGAAAACGGTTGCAGTGCGGGATCGGCGGGCCAGATCCGAGCCTTGACGTCGAGCTGTCGTGCGCTCGCCGTGAGCTCGACCGTGATGTCTGAAACGCGATCGTCTTTTTTGGCCTCGCCGGCGAGCCCGACAGCAAGCGAGCGCGCATCGGTGGTCGACATGCCACGATTGCAATACGACCGGAGATCGATCCCGTAGTTCGGATCGTCGGCGAGCGCCCCGCGCGGCGTAGTCCAGATCCGAATCACGCCTTGCACGATCGCGCGCGGCGAGTTCGGGTCGATCTCGTCGAAATCTTCTGTCACGTCGGCGATGCAATCGAGATCGATTCCGTACCCGAGCGGGCCCGTCGGAGGCTCGATCACGCGCTCGAGGCCAGCGATCCCAACCGCGATGTATTCGTCGAGTAGCGTCATGACGTAGCCAACACCAATTGCAACGCCGCCCAATCGGCCGGCGAGGTTGCGACGAGGATCACCGCGTTGGCGTGGCCCGGCGGGATCGAGCCATTGATCGCCGCTTGCAGCTCGACGCCGATCACGCTCGAGGCGCCGTCGAACACGTATGCCGACACCGTGCCGCCGGGGATCGCGAGCGCGGCGGCCGCGGTGAGCGTACCGATCGACACCGACAAGTCGCCGAGCTTGGCGAGGATCGCCTCGGCTTGCAGCGTCACGACGGGCCCGCTGATCGCCGCTTGCAGCTGCGCCACAGTCGCGAGCGCGGCGGCGATGGTGTCGTCGAGCTCGGGCGGTGCGACGGTGATTGCGGCGAGCACGTTGCCGAGCCCGTCGAGCTGCGATTGCAAGTCGGGTAGGGAGATCGCCGTTACCGCGTCGAGCGAAGTCTTGAACGTCGCCAGCATGGGCACGGCGGCAACAAGCGAAAGCTCGCCGAGGTTGGTGATCACAGCTTCACCTTGGGCGAGCCCGTCGAGATCGCGCCGAATAGGGGTTTCGCGAGCGGCCCGACGTCGCCCGGGTTGGTGGTGAACGACACGAGGTACGGCACGCCCGTCGTCACGGGGCCGCCTACGGCCGGCGGCACGGGCGCAAGCACGACGGCCGTGCCGACGCCCCCCGACTGCACGAGGTCGCCTTGCCGCGCCGCACGTTGGCTCGAACCTGCGAAAGCGAGCTCGATCGGGATAAACCCGGGCCCGTCGGCGTGCACGAAATGCGTCACGATCGGTTGCGTCGCATCGCCCTCGACGAATTCGACGAGTACCTCGGTGCCCGGCGACAGCTTGATCGCCGCGCCGGCGACGCCGGGCCAGATCGAGATCAGCCGCAAGTCGGGCATGCCGACGTCGCGTCGCACGGCTTGCAGTTCGAGGCGCCCGTCGTCGCGCTGTAGCACGACGCGGTAACGGTACTTGCCGAGTAGCCGCTCGTCGGTGGCGCGCCGTGCGATGGCGCGCAGCAAGCCCGCGAGGCGCCCGCGCTCGCGTTCCGACCCGCCGCACCATGCGATCACGCGCAAGTGATCAGCGTCGACACGCAGCTCGAACTCTCGGATCGTTTGGGGCTCGCCGAGCGGCTGTTCAGCGATCACGGCACCGACTTGCACGAGGCCGGGATCCTCGATTGCGAACTCGAGCGTCCGGT